GTAACTATCGGTCCCCGTAATGTAGACCGTTCCAGTTGCATAACTGGTGGTTCCTGTTACATAAGCCGTCCCGGTTACGTAGCTGATACCCGAGGCATATACGGTCCCGGTTGCGTAGGTTATGCCTGTGGCATAAGTTGTGCCAGTTATATAACTGACCCCTGTGGTGTAGATATTTTCTCCGGTTATGTATTGGGTTCCCGTGGCATAGGTCGTTCCCGTCGCGTAGGTCGTCCCCGTTGCGTATATTGCGCCGGTTGCGTAGGTCGTTCCAGTTACGTAACTGATCCCCGTGGTGTAAATGTTTTCGCCTGTTATGTATTGGGTTCCCGTGGCGTAAGCGGTGCCACTTATGTATTGAGTCCCCGTGGTATAAGCTGTACCCGTTATGTGCTGGGTTCCCGTGGCGTAAGTTATACCCGTCGCGTAGGTGGTCCCCGTTGTGTAGATTGTACCCGTGGCATAGATCGTGCCCGTCGCATAGGTTGTTCCTGTGGTATAGACCGTACCCGTTGCGTAAGTTGTTCCAGTTGCGTATGTGTTGCCTGTAGAGTAAGTGATTCCTGTTGCGTAAATGTTACCCGTTGCATAGACTATGCCTGTAGAATAGGTCGTGCCCGTTATATATGCGGTACCTGTTATTCTGCTATTGTCTCCGGTTATCCTAACGTCATTCCCGCTTATGTAGTTTGTTCCCCCGGTTATAAAAAATTGTTGTCCAGATACTGTATTTGCACCGTCTGTAATAAATACAGTCGTACCGGTCACATCTGTATATGTCGAATCGCTTATCGACACTGTCCCAAAGTTGTCAAGGTCAATATTCGAACCTGTTATATACGTGGTGGAATTGGGCTGAGCAACCACGCTTACCAAGGCTCCAGAAACATAACTATTTCCGACGGACAGCATGGAAAGAGTTGAGTCGTCTATGTTTGCGTTTCCGAAAGACTGTACGATACTATCTTTAAGCTCATTTATTTCGGTGTTTAAACTATTAACATCAATCGTTCCCCCCGACACGTAGGTGTTACCATCCCCCGTGATGGTCACGGTACTGCCCGTTATGAAGCCGTTATTAATAGTTACAAATCCAGTTACGAAATTCTGATCTCCAGATACGGTTATATCAGAACCGGTTATGAAAAGGTTCCCGCCGGTGTTATATACTTTGTAATTTGTGCCTGTTAAATTGACAACGCCGCCGGATTGATTATATATGCCTATTCCGTCCCCCGTAATTCCCATGCTAGCTCCGCTCTGCATACCTGATACGCTAAGCGTCTCTACTCCGGTTATAAGAATAAGACCAGTTATATTATTAAATATACTAGTACCCCTGTAGATTCTTGGAGAGCCCCCTTCTAGGTTGAAATTTTCAATTACATTATCTGCAATTGTTTCCACTACGGCTCCCGCGGCCACGGTAATATTGTCAGAATCAGTTACGGTGACGGTGCTTCTGTCGATCTCTGCGCTTTCCGTAATCACGCTGCTCACTGTGTTGCTATTTGCAGTTAATCCTGTTACAATTATTTGATTACCCGTAACTGACTGGATAACCCCCCCGGTTATATAATTTATGTCGCCGGTTACGCTCATGTATGCACCATCCTCATTAATGAGCATATTGTATGTCGTATTTGTGCCCCCAGTAATACTTACATTACCGCTTTGGAGAAGCGCGCTTGTTGACCCGCCTGTTACATATAAATCACTTCCGCTTTGTACTGTTATGGTATTGACTCCTCCAGTAACCCCTATTCCTACCCCACTGAATATACTGGCTCCACTTTGCACGAAAATGTGACTGCCAGTGACAAAGTTCGTTTGCCCGCTTAAGTTGACAGTTGACCCTGTTACAAACACAGACCCAGAGTTTGCCGTGATTGATCCCGTCGAATTCTGGAAACTTATATGCGCAGCGTTGGTCATTACCGCGCTTATGTTGCCTCCACTGGTTGCCATCAAGTTTCCTGATACCGTGGCGGTACCAGAAGTAAACAAATTTGTCCCTCCTGTTATGTTAATTGGTTGTTCTTTTGCAGAATAGAATACACCCGTGGAACTAGTCACGCTAATATGCTCTCCGCTAAATACACCCGTAGAATTTGATACGATCACTCTCCCCCCCGTTGCGTGAACGTTTTGTGATTGTCTTATATCAAAATTAATACCCGTAGCATCTATTCTTCCGGTGTGCAGGGTCAGCGTATTAGAATCGAAAAAGTTTCCACTAAAATAAAGAACACCAGTATCAAATTCTATATTTGTGGTGGAGCCTCTTCCGCTCACAATTAAACTGTTTATTTGGTGACCTGTTATGTTTACGGTCTCACTGTCGTTTGCAAAAATTGTTTCGGGGCCTTCTACGGTGACAAGCTGCGCGCTGTTTATTGATCCTGCATTTCCGGTAATGTTTACCGTCGTTCCAGTAAGGCTTGACAAGGAGAAAGACGCGTTAGCGGTTATGTTCGCTGTCCCCGTGAGCGACGCATTGACTGTCCCTCCTGTTACGTTTATGGTCGGACTTGTGCCGGTTATGAACGCCGTTGCTCCATCATTTATATTAAACGCGCTAGTGCTTAGAGTCGTACCGCTTATAGTCCCTAATATCGAAATGTCTGTTCCCGAAATATACTTTATTACCCCGTCGCCTGTATTGTAAATTACATTCGAGGTTCCACTTATACTTGTCGATCCAGTGGGGTAAATAGTATTTACCGAATTGTAAATTTGTACACCATCCGTAGAGACGGTATGCGTACCACCAGTCATGGTAACATTTCCTGTTATCGTGTGGCCTCGACCCCCGGTTATATATACCCTTCCCTGACCGGTATTGGCATATATGATTATATCTTCTCCCCCAGTGATGTAACTCACTGTTCCCTCGTTTGCCACAAACACATTTGGTGCCAGCGAATAAGCCTTCACCTCAGAACCGGGCTCGTTGAATAGGTTCGTGGCGGTAGCTAAAGCTTGGTTATAAATGTGGGTTGAGACACCAGAGTACTCGTTTCTTACTGAAGATACAGAGCCGGTTATGCTTACATCGCTGTCGTATATATTATAGTTTTCTATCTGTAACTCGTCTACGCTACCCGTGAATTGGATCGCTGTCCCGGTTGACAAATCAGTCATGGTCAGATTCTGGCCAGATCCGGTCATGAACAGATTTATATTATACTGAATTGGTGTCGGGACTATAGTGTCAGTAAATTGCCGTATGAGTATCTCTTCCGCTACGTTTGGCGTTTGAGAGAAGACCACCCCCGTAAGATTGTCTATTGTGTAGTCTGTTGTCGGGGTTAGCGTCGATCCATCAAGAGAGACCCAAACGTTTTTAATGTTGTCTTCTGTTAATTCAAGGTGGAATGCATTTGTTACCCCATCTCCCACGTGAGATGCGGACCCAGCTACATTTCCAACCCCTGTTCCTTCCCCGAACCGTAGAGTCAAGTCTCTTCTTACTCCAGAAAGGTCAAACTGTATATTGGTTCCTGTTATATTTTGAAAAAGATATTCTGCTGCAGGCAAGACCTCATCATCGTTAATGAAAAATTGAGCCCCCGATCCAGACAGGAACATTTTATTGTCCCTAATCAAAGCATAGTTTCCAGTATTTCCAAACTCAGATACCCGTAATGCCCCACCTGATATTTCCAAGTCTCTTTGCGGTACTACTATGGAAGTAAGCCTTCTGTAATTTTCATAAACATTATCTTGCGAAAGCGCTCCAGAATATAAGTGAACATTCTTTAGGAGCCCCTTGATGTGCTTTGTCGTGCTCGAGTTCGTTAATATATGAAAATCCTTTATGGGCACGCTTGGGTCTACGTAATCAATAGTTTTTGATCCTACGCTATCCGAGCTAACAAGAGCTCCATCTAGGTATAAGCTGTGAGTACTTCCATCCCAAGTTGTGTTAACAACGGAATACTGTCCGGTCTCTACTGGGTCGGTAAATAATGTAGATGATTTATCATCTGGATCTCCTCCCTCGTTAAATGTTACCTTTGAATAAAATCTCTTGTTTACGTCGAAGGTTATCTCATAGGATGCCGCTACCGTACCATGAGTATTGGGCACCTGTATAAGCGGGTCTCCAACCGTTCCTCCTAACTCTAGTGGCATAAACATGACCCCAAGAGTAAATGTTTCCGGCTTCAGGTCGTCTGTTATCGGAATTATTGCGTGCTGATCAGTTCCATCAAATTCAAGAGTGTTAGTAATTAATGCTGGAGAATTATAAAGTGTCGCGTCGTGGTTGTAGGTAGTGAGGTCTTGCCAAGTTCCGTCGCCGGTATAACTGTTTTTCGTTTCGGCGCTTAGGTGAAGAAGTTTATTCTCTAGTATTATTGCCTTGTGAAGCTTGTGCTCTATTGTGTCTTCTATGGGTACTGAGTCAACAAAGTATCTTCCAGACACGTTGACGTTATTTTCTACAACCGTATCCCCCAACACGGTTAATTTACCATATACGGTGGTGTCACCTTCGTATACTATGAAATCTCCAAGCTGACTTGACTCTGCGCCGATCTGATCGGTGGTTACTCTGACCTTAAAGTCCTGCGGGAACGTAACTAAACCTGAAGGAACGAGTCCGGTTAAGTATGTTCCACCTGCGCCGTCATCAAGCTTGGCCCATATGGGTGAACTATATACATCACCATCTAAATTTGATATAAACTGAAAATCAGAAGCGTGATGAAGCATTTCTCCATAGACATAAACTACCGTTTTTCCGACCACCCCCTCTTTCGGGTCGAAACTCGTCATTGTTGGAGACTTAATAGCATTTAATAGGCCCAAAGAACCCATGTCCGCATTGGAATCTGACGAAAATGCTGATTGAGCAAATAGTGTTCCGCTTGCGTTTCCTGTGCCCGCTGGGATTGGAAAGTCAGAAGGAATCTGAAAATATAAATTATTGTATTCTTTGTTCGCTAAACTACTACTGGCGTCGTACTGGTCAAAATTCGATATTCCATACCCACTGTCTCTCATAAACAAACCAGTTACGTTTGCCAATCCAGTGCCGTATAGCCTTATTTGTTGGCCGCGGTATCCACTTGTGGGTTCCGTAAATCCTACGGCTAATATTTCTGGCTCAATTATAATTGGAAGCCTGAATAATAAATCGTTTCCTAATCTTTGGTAAGTTTCCGTACCTGTCCATCCGCTATAAAAGCTTCCTTCTTTCTTGTGGATGTTTGTGGTTCCGGCTGCCCCACTCCAGTAGAATAAGTCCTCGGCGGTTACTTGTCCGTCTTGGTTTACATCAACCGTATCGTAGAATCTTGGTGTCCCTGCTATGTTTTCTCTATATAATTGCCTAAGTGGCTTAGCAAAGCTCTGTTCGAAAATTGTTTGGCCACTTTTGTATACGGTGTCTTCGTCTAACCAGAAGAATAAAAATCCTGTTCCTACGAAATTGTCTGATATTGTTATTGGTATGTTATATAGGCCGGTTTTCTTCACGCCCTCGTCTCTTAGCCCGCTTGTATGTATGTGTCTTCTTATCTCTGCATTCCATATGTGCCCTAATGGATCGGAGTTATCTAGCAACTCGAATGGACTGTTCGGAATGAAGTAATCCCCCAGATTAAACCAAGTGGCCTCGCTTCCGTCTTGAAAAAGCAGGTCTTGTCTCGTGCTGAATTTACTAAGAAACTCTATTTCTCTGCTTCCCGCATCTTCTTCTCCGGGGTGAGCTAACCCTGTTCCGCTAATTCCTATGGCATTAATGAAGGTTTTTTCGGCGTTTATTCCCGAGACGTATAGTGTTTGTCCTACTCTAATTGTCGTTGCTGAAATGCCAGATATAGCTGGGTACGCAGTTATATTTGTCGACAGGTCCTGATAGTCAGTTACAGTAAGGTCAATATCCGCCTTGTCTCGCCTTGACGTAAATAGCCTCGCGTCTTCGAGAAGGCAAGCTGGAATTTGAATCTCTACATACTCCGCGCCATCTGCCCCATACTTATATACATCATCTCCGTTTAATGGTTTTATGTAATCCCACGTTGGGTGCTTGTTTAGTCTGACTTCGGCAGCTGCATCAAAAACTCCTCCGCCTACTCCCCCTCCTTGAGTTTTCAAAAAGGATGGGCCTTCTTCCGCTGATGAAAATGACCCTACCCCACTAGAGATATTCGACATATCCATATGTCCACTTGAATACCCCTGAAACCAATATTTGGACTGATGAGTATCTGACCCACTTAGTATTATCGAATCCCCGTATATGCCTGTCCCGGGTTGAGCAAGATCCAGTGACACTACTTCGAAAACCTCTATTGGCAAAACGCTTTGCGCGTTTGTAAATTCGCCCATGAGCATGGGCTTGCCGTCTTCTGCGTCTATGGGTACTCTTATGTTTAATCCCGTCTTTGGAAAATCAAATCCCGTCGGCTCGAGTAAGGAATAGTAACTGTCCGGGGATACCGCCACTGTTGTCTGGGTATCATTTTTCCCCGTAAACCTTACCCCTGTAACCAACTCCAAATTCGCACCAGATATTTTTAGGAAGTCGCTTCTTGCAACTAAGTCCGGATAATGACCACTGTAAAATATGCTATCTGGTATTGTCTGAAACCTTTCCGTGGTGGTTACCGTTCCACCTGCTGCGGATACCCTTATTGGGGCTTCGAGTTCGCGATACAAATAATCATTAGTTAAGTAAGTGTGCTTCGGCGGTATTTCAAAACTTATTCCAGTTCCCCTTGACCCCAGAGTAGAGTAGGTCGTTACCGGTGTATTACCATGGTAAATTGATAGTAAGTTTACCAAGCTTGTTCCGCTTATTATCACTGTGCTTTCGTGTGCTCCAGAAGTAGGAGAAAATCCAGAAATTTCTGGTTCAGCAAAGAACCCGAAATACTGCCCCTCTGGACTTGTGGATTTTCCGACGCTGTTATCCACAACTATGGCGAAGTTGGAATCTTCAGACAAACCGGGAACGTACACGCTCATTACCTGAAGGCCAGTATCGGGAGTACCCTCTATTCCCGATATGCTTGCTGATATATTCCCAGAGAAGCCTCCGTGATCAACCAACCCACTAAAATATACAGCCGTTTCGGAATCATCAAAGAATCCGCTACCAGTTATGTCTATTTTGTTTCCTTTAAAATCGCTTTTCGGTGAAAATCCTTTTACAAACGGGGGGTACTTTATGTATAAAGAGTCTTGTCCAGTTACAGATCCCCTTGGGGTTTCTATTACTATGTCGCAGTCTCTGTATCTTCCCGTTCCTGTTGGCAGGGTAAAGTCTATTTGGGTGTTGCTTTTGTTCGTTCCGTATGATATTACTAGCGAGTTAATTAAGTTTTCTTTATGATCTCCGTCTCTTTGCCCTGTTGGGTAGACATACAAGCCTGTAGTGTTGCCAAAAAACTCTCCAGACATCGTTACGTAGTCGCCTCGATCACGTACTATGGAATGATCCCGATTCCCTCCATGGCTGCCCGCGGGTTTGCCAGTAACTGGAGTTACTGACGATATAACGGGTGGCCCGGGAATCACATAAAAATCAATCCCGCTAGCATGATAACCCCCAAGTGAACTTCTTATTGACAGAAGACCTGAGTTCGCGCTTGAGGGTATCTTACCGGTTAGCCCTGTCGTTCCTACTAGCCCAAATCCGGTCTCTGCCCCATTGAAATCCACCAACCAACGGTTATAGTCTTGACTAGACGAGTCGGTTGACGCCCTTACTAAAGCCCCTGTTACGAAGTTTTCTCCAGAAATTACGACATCATCAAATGGCTGCTCTCCCCCTCCGGGTCTATGCCTCTCCCCAGAAGAGGGTTGAACCCCCGTGATTATTACGTTTGTTTTCATCGTGGGGTACGTAGCACTCAGCCCGCTTTGCCCCACTATTTTCAAAGGTCCATCTATATGCCCATAAGGGACAGTGAGTGGCAGAAAATTTATATCGACCATTCCGCTGTGCACGGTTGTCGCCGGCAATTGCCCTGTGCCAAAAAATGCCCCAGTAACCCCCGACAACGCTTGACCACTCACGCTCATTTGTGATCCGGGGACTGGCCTTTCCGTGGTTACCCCTAAAATTTGGGGCATTGGGACAAAATATTCGCTTGCAGTTCCTGTTTGCTTCCTAAGTGTAGAGCCTACCTTTGGGTTCCCCCATTGAGCGGCTGATGGAATTGTGGCAATTAATAGCTCTTCATTAACCCAATCGAAATTAGCAAAAACATAGTCTATCCCGCCGATGGTATCCGCATTAGGTTTATAGGGGAAAGAGACGCTGTCGATTTGGACAAACCCCTGCCCTTCGATCCTAACTGTCTGGCCTATTATTCCTGATGACATGCTTACCTTATTCTAGTTATTTGTATAGTAGAAGATAAAGACTTAAATGCCATAGTTGATGCATTAGCGTTGTCTCCATTCTTTAAATATATTGTCCCGTCGGCTCCAGCTGTTTCCTCTGGAACTGTGAATCTTATTAAATTGTCGTTAACATATTGACACTCAAACAACTCAAAACTACCAATCCATACATCTGGATAGCTTAAAAAATTTATTCCACTTATGTCTATCGTTTCTCCCGGTGCTCCACCCGTGGGTCCCCACCCTTCTCCACCATTATCTGGGTGGTCTACTTCTTTCCCTGTTATTTTAGCTAAAAAGCTTGGAGCGTCTTGAGTTACCCGTATTGAGTTTTTTGCAAAACTTTGATTATCTGCTTGTATATTTTTTACATTTGTAAAGCCCCTAGCCTCGTAGTACACCTGTCTTGACAATGTTTCTCTGTCTCTTAACTCTATCCCAAGTATCGTGTTTTCCCCTTGCATCCTCATAGCCCCACTTAAGTTATCGATGGTTACGGCTGTTTCTAATTTTTTTGGACCGAAAGAGATGCTGTCTGGCTTTATGTTATAGAGTCCGGTTCCTGTTACTAAATTATAGACGGGTTTTACGTCCATTGAATAACTGAATGAAGCGTCTACTACCGAAGAGTTGGCGTCTGTTAGGCCTGTCCCGTTAATCGTCGCGTCTATGAAATTCAGCATGGTTTTGTCTTGACTCGGCTTTTCTGTACTCGGCGTAAACGAGCCTGACCCAAGTTGGCCTTCAAAATCAAAAAACGCTATCTCCACACTTGCCCGCGCCATGGTGTTGGGTGAGGCGCTTATTCTGTAGCTTGTGAGATGTCCGCTAGGAAAGCTCATCTGCCCAAAATTTCCTTCTATTCCTATATTTTCTTTATATATTAAATCATGAAAATAATCCTGCCCGGTTAGAACGTATGAAAAAGCCATGGTTCCATTTACCGCTTCTGACGCTTGGTAAGAATGAGAGTATTTTTTGCTTGCGAAATACCGCGCTTCTAAGTTGGAATTTATATCAAATGAAAGATTAGCAGCAACGAAAGATCGATTGTTTAAAAGTACGGTACAATTTTTATATGTATAAAACATTAATGGTACCTCCTAAGCGTGTACGAGGCTTTTGCGAAATCGTTTGTGTCTACAGATATGTCCGCGCTTTCTATTTTCATTCCTGAAAAATCAAATTCCATAAAATGCGAAGAAGTGTCGCATAAACCACTTAATGGTTCAATTCTTACCCTAGGTGGAGACTCGGCGTCGTATTCATTAAAATATGATCCGTCCTCTAGCTGTCCACTAAATAAAGCCCATCCGCTTTCTCCGTAAAAAGTAACCGGATGAGAGTCTGGCCCTTGACCGTCTACATTTATAGAGCAGGTATCTTTAACCACACTCGCGGTCTCCTCTGCGGTTAGAAGTTGTACTTGTTTCGGGTATTTTTGCCCCAACACGTAAACTGGATTTATTACCCCCCTAAAATCATAGGAAAAATCATAGACTGGAGCCAATATTGTCCCATCGCTGGCGAGAAGGGACGTTGTCCAAGAGTGAGCCAAGCCGCTAAAGCTTTCCGCGTACCCTTTGTCAACTATACCTGATCGCTTGATTACCGTACCCGTGGGTGGCACAAACCCCACGTATGAAGCGTTAGCTCTGACCAACTCGTTTGATGACACACTTACATTGTAGCTATCTAAGAAGTAGACTCCAGTTACCCCAGCCACGCCTATTACATTCGGCGGGATATCGTGATAATTTGGGTTTACCGTGTTGTGAACCAAGCTCAAGTAATCTAAAACATTTGCGTAAACCGGATCTTTTTCAACCTCTAAGTAGTAAGAAAAGCGCACAGCAGCTGCATATTGTCCGTCTGGATCGGATCCTTCCGCGAGGTTTTTGCCCATAGCGCGGACAGCGACAATGGCATTAGAAGTAGACAGCGATACCTGCTCGGCCATTACCCCTGTACCGTTTACCACTACATCGCAATTATTGAAAAAAATCATTTACCAAAAACCTTGTGCCTCTTTATCAATTACACTGGAAATTAGTTAGTAATTGTAACTAATTGTGGAGTATTGAGGTTTCCGGTCTCGGTCAGAAGGTTCTCTATGTATACCTTATATCTGGCTTGTATTTTTAAGTTATTATTAACGTCTACTGAGTAATTTTCACCTACTAAAGTAGCTCCCGTGAAATTAAATTGCGTTATTACTTGATAGGTTTGGTAGTCTTTTATTCTAACATCAAAATTCTTAAGTTTTGCTTTGCATGGATACCCCCTGAATGTGCTCCCCGAGTACCCCACGTCAGAGCCATTGACCTCAATTGTGAAATCTGCTGTTGCCACCACGGGATAGTCTATTTCCACGGAAAATGGACTCCTTCTTCCTATTTTATAATAATCTTTCCTTGGTATATCTAGCCCCAATGTGAAATTATTTACAATATTGGCGTCAAAATCATCCATTGTTATCTCAACGCTTGTCGGGGCACCAATTCTGTATCCCCCATCACCCGGATTATCTGCGAATCCTGTGGGCGCGGTTTGGGCAACGGTTGAACCAGTTATATACCTCAATTCTTGCACTGCTTGGGCTGGTAGCGACCCAGATGGAATTTTTCCCATATCCCCCACTACCCTAAAGGTTCCGTTTACTTCAGGTAATGCGTCGACGGCGCATGATAGGGTGTATCTTGTCAAATACCCCGAATAAAAACTATAAAACCTAGTGGAATCTTTCCTATCGTCGGTTATAAACCCATTGAACCCCCCGCTATGTATACATTTCACAAGGGGATCAGTATCCACAACCAGCGTATTGATTGAAAAATCCCCTATTTGTGGCCCTTGCGGAACTACGATGGAATTTGATTGGCCTATGAATTCAAGCGGCGATTCTGGTATTTGCCAATTATACGATAAGGACTGCGCTCCATGTACCTGCCCAGACCCTATAAAAACCTCCTGTTTCTCTCTATTGACTATCTTAAATGCCATCGAATACTATTACACTGCATATATTTGGCTACTACGTGTAAATAAATCAGGAAAAAGGCGTGGCGTATGGGTACTAACATTTATAATATAGAAGAGTTCAATGCTGGAACAGAATATAAGAAAAACGACATAGTCTGGTACGACCTTACGGTAAGTTCTAAAACACGCAAATACTATTGGTATGCCTCTGTTCCCGGGGTGCTTAGCGCACCGTCGCTTTCAAACCACCAGTGGGCGGGAGTAAAATTTGACAGCGTCAAAACCACAACCAACAAGCCGCATTTTTGGTGGAAGCCTTCCTATAATTTTACCATAGAAAATAAACCGAGAGTTATCCGTCATTCCTATGGAGACGGCTACGAACAAAGAGTTATCGATGGCATAGAAAGCGTTCTGTTAAGAGCCACGATTAACTTCGAGACTAGAGACGCGGCTGAAGCTAAAGCAATTACCCATTTTTTTCACATGAGAAAAGCTCAGGAATCTTTCCTGTGCATGCTCCCCGCACCGTATAATATTGATAAATTGTATGTCGCCAGAGATTGGGGCGTGACTTTCAATTTCTATGACAATTATACCATACGAGCAACCTTCGAAGAAGTAACAAACTAACACCATAACATGTCAAGTGATAAAAAATTAAGCGATTTCTCTAAGGTCAGAATAGATAAAACAAAACATTCTGCGAAAAAAATTATTAGCGAGATGGGTAGGGTTGCCCCGTCTTCTGTCGTGACTCTATACGAAATAGATTTAGAAGATTTGCTGATAGACGAAAACATGCCCTATCTCGAAACTACTTTAGCCGGAGAAGCCGTTTTCAGATTCCACAACAACCTAAAGCTTACTAAACAAAAATTATACTGGAAGGGCGAAGAGTACCATCCCTTACCTGTGTACGTGGAGGGGTTCGACAGCAATACGAGGGGCTCCGCACCCACCCCTAGAATGAGTATGGTGGCGAATGAAAAAGATGACAACCAATCGATGTTCAGGTCCTTTAAGCTAATGGTAAGACAGCTAGATGATCTAATTGGCGCTAAGGTAACAAGAGTAAGGACCTTTGCTAAATACCTCGACGTGAAAAACTTTTACGATATTCAACAAGGAGGAGGAAGGGTTACCTTGGGCGACGACACTTTAATACCCGAAGGGTTTACGCCAGACCCATTAGCGGAATTCCCTAGGGAAATATTTTTCATAAACAGAAAAAGCGTAGAGAACAAAAATGGATTAGAATTCGAGTTGGGTTCTTTTATTGATTTTGAAAGTCTAAAGCTCCCAACCAGACTGGTTATTTCAAGGTATTGTCAATTTCAGTATAGGGGAGAGGGTTGCATTTATGAATACCAGAGCAACGGAGACGTCATGACCGACGACCAACTTATCTCGGCCTTTGGCACGGATAGTACTAACGAACTTAAATTTCCTTGCAAAGCTCCCCCTATAGCAGACGAAAATGACGAGCTTTTCACAGACGAACTCGACGTAAACTACAACCCACAACAACAGGCAACAGCGTATGATCCTGCTAGCAGCTATACTATAGGGCAAAATATTTATTTAACTAAAAATGATATAAAATATTATTTTATAGCGAAAGGAACCGTGCCCGCCGCTGAAGGGGGAACTTTATCGACAATTCCACCCAACAACAATTACTGGCTGGAAGACAAGTGTTCCAAAACAATAAAAGGGTGCAAATTAAGATGGTCAGACGAGTACAAAAAGCACACAGATATACGTGTTTTCGGCGCAGCCACAGATACAATGATTGGCACCTCAACTACCTGCGGCGTCTACTCAATGAGTAACCCATGCGGTGGCTGCGGCACAAATACGCATGCCGGTTGCTTACCATTTGGGGGTTTTCCTGCCGTCGAAAAACTAGCTGGTGGAGCTTAATGATGAAAGACTACATTAAAAAACATATAAGAGACCACGCTCTAGAAGAGTCACCCTACGAGTGCTGTGGAATTTTATACCAAGAGGAGGACTCCCTTCGGCTTAAAGCTTTAAGATGTAGAAATATAGCCGAAAACAAACGCATGATGTTTTCAATTGATCCAAGCGACTACTTGAAAGCCGCGAATTTTGGCGAAATAATTTCCTTTTATCACTCACACATAAACAGTAGTGAATTTTCTGATTACGACAAAATACAAAGCGAACACCACGAAATAAAATTCATAATGTATAGCCTTAAGAGTCAAAAGTTCAAAGAATACGAACCAAAGGGGTGTGAGTCTTTTTACATAGGTAGAGACTTTTGTTTGGGAAAAAATGATTGTTATACTTTAGGGCGTGATTACTACAAAGAAGAATTAAATATTGATTTGCCAGAAAAAGAAAGGAACTTCGAGTATATCACATCAAACCCAAGTTGGTTTACCGATGGCTATTCCGAGGAAGGGTTTAAAACTGTCCTAGAGGGAGAAGTTACCGACGGATCTATACTAAAAAAACACGACGCAATCCTAATGAAATGCTATGGAAAGAGGAACCCCAGTCATGGCGCTATTTATGTTGGTAATGATTTAATTTTACACCACCAAATAAATTGCTACTCCAGAATCGAAGAGTACAATAAAGAATTTAAAAAAAGAACCACACACGTACTTAGACACGAAAGTCAATTTTGAAAATAACAAAAAAAGTCAAAGAAAGCATCAAGAAACATTCCTTGGAAGAATCTCCAAACGAATGCTGTGGTATTGTTTTGAAAAATAATGGTCGTTTTATTACCAAAAAATGTAAAAATATATCAGAAAACCCCACCTATCATTGCGTCGTCTCCGAAGAAGATTTAAAAAATAAAATTGGGGATTCAGATCTTTTTGCTATTTACCATTCTCATTTTGATGAAAAAGAGCTATCTTGGGCTGATAAAAACGAAGGCGAAAGATTAAAAACAAACATTATTCTTTATTGCGTCAAGGATGATTGTTTCGATTCTCACGAGCCAGATGGTTTTGTCGCTCCTTTTGTGGGCAGAGAATGGACTTCGGGTATTACCACATGTATAGATTTGTTGGAGGACTACTATCGAAAACTCTTTAACATAGGACTTACTGGACACGAAAAATTTTTACTGCCCATAATTGAGGAAGCTCGTAGCGGATCATTATCACGGCTGGAGGGATCATGCGCCATGTCCTTGTTTTTTAAATCCGCAGAAGATAGCGAGGAAGGAAGACGCCTAAAAAAAATGATTGAAAAGTATAAGAAAATCCCTGCATATTTAAATTTTCTCAAACACAACGAATTTTATGAAGTTAAAGCTCTCGAAAAACATGACGTAATTTTAACTAAAACTTGGAACGAAAAATGGAACAAAAAATACAACATATACCATGGAATACACTCTATGGTCTATCTTGGCGACGGCAAGGTATTGCATCACCCATGGAAACAGACCTCAAGAATAGAAAAGCTCAATACTAATCATAAACTAGCTATAACAAACATTTTAAGACATGAAAAAGCCCGTTGAAATTAAACTCCACGGAAAACTGGGGAGAAAAACAGGAATGAAAACTTGGAACTTGCACGTGCAAAGCGTCTCGGAAGCGCTACATGCAATTAATAAACTGTCAGACGGCAAGCTATTCAGACAACTCGGTAGAGAGCAGAAGAAAAATCAAAAATTTAAAATATTAATTAATGATGAGCCATGGAAATCAGACTCAGATGTTCGACTTGATCGCATATATGACGACGAAGCCGAATCACGAAAGCAACTAGAACTTATAAATAATTCCGAGCTTAAGATTAAAAACCCCAAGCTAAAAAAAATAGATATAGTTCCCGTGGTTGAGGGGGCGGATGAAGTTTTTACTATAATTTTTGCTATTATAATTATTATCGTAGGCTTTATGGTTATAGCAGCAGGCCATGCTGAGATTGGAGCGCAGATAATAATGGCTGGAATTGGCCTTTTGGCCGCGGGTATAGCAGCATTACTTATGGAACCCCCCGAAATGGACGAACTGAAGAATTTCGAGGGGGCCACATCAGCTTCCTACCTATTTAATGGTCCAGTAAACATCGTAAAAGAAGGTGGTCCCGTACCCATTTGCTACGGCGAACTTTTATGCGGTAGTCAGACACTTGCCGCTTATTATGATATATACGACGTAGAAGCAGCGTCAAGCTCAATAAGTAACTAATCAAATGAAAAGAAAGCCCAAAATCAAGAAGACGAGATACCCTATCACGCTTGGGCCTAATGGAGAAATTCAATTCTTTAAGGGGGGCGGAGGAGGGTCTCAACCAAATCCCAGAGATGTTGTTCACGAGCCGGAAGGAGTAGACACTCCTGAATTCCCTCGTCCATCTGATGACGATTCTCAGGGTAAACCCCCGGGTGCGGTATCTCTTTCTACAGTAGAAGTCCTAGACTGCTTAGGCGAAGGCCCCATTGATGGGCTCACTTCGGGTTATTATCACAAGTCTGGTTACGTAGGAGAAACCGGCTACAGGTTGGTAAAATTTAAACCATACGTGTCTGGTACCGCTGCTCAGATTCAATCCGGGTGGGCCAGATCCGTATATTATAATGGCATACAGGTCCTATCACAAGCTGGCTATAGGAATTTTCAAAATGTTGATGTGACCCATTCTAAAGGTGAGCCCGCGGGTGAAAATTTAATATTAGATTCTAATTCCGAGGACACCTTGCAGATTCAAAGGTCTTTAGGGGAAAGACTACGTGGTCCGGAGCTTAAATATAAAGATTCAAATTACTCCGCCGACTCCATGATTCTTAAACCCGGGGAGGACAGTCTCGGCAGAAGCGAGGGCCTCCCAAAATACTACAACATAACAAATAAAAGATGCACAGCTTTCGTAATGGTTGTACGGGTGTCAATGCTCTCAGAGACCCTAATGACCGGGTCCACAGAGAAAGGCACTAAGACTGGAAAGGGTGACGTAAAGCAAACCTCCGTCACTTACCGCATAGACCACAAGCCATATTATTCTGACGACACAAAAAACACGGACTTCTTTCCGAGGAATAGCGCAGGCGACGTAGTGCAACAACCTCTTACTAACGTCACATCAAAAACAATTCGCGGTAAGATTACAGATGGGTATGCGCAGTCAACAAAAATAACTCCCAACCCCACTTCCTTTGGATCCCAGTACGGGTATTCCGACGTAACGGAAGATCCTGATTTTATAGGCTGGCGTATTGCCGTATATAGGGAGACCTTTGATTCTTTTAGGGGATCTTTAAGGAATCAAACCTTCGTCGATTCTCTCACTGAAATATACGAAGAAAAATTCTGCTACCCAACCTCCGCGTTTATAAGACACAAATTCAGAGCGGATACATTCGGGCAAGTTCCAGCAAGAACCCACCAGATAAGAGGGCTTCGAGTAAAGGTTCCGAACAACTACAACCCCATTATGCGCACATATGGGGGAATCCTAGGCGGTACCGCCGCTGGGCTTCCACCGGTGAACGAGGGAGACCCCCTGCTTGACACAACAACCACGGTTTGGGATGGAGACTGGAAGCGTCACGCTGCAGGCACTGAAGCAGGCAAGCTGAAAAAAGAATGGACAGATAACCCTGCTTGGATTTACTACGACATCATAACAAATAAAAGATACGGTTTAGGAAAATACATCGGAGAAGATCGAGTCGATAAATGGTCGATGTTTAAAATCGCACAATATTGTGACGAGCTTGTCCCCAATGGCTTCACAGCGCAAGATTATGATGACGAACCCGGTAAAGACTTTGGTGAAGCTAGATTTACAGCAAATATTTACATCGCCAACCAAGAAGACGCTTTTTCCGTAATCAATAATATTGCTAGCGTATTTAGGGGGCTTACTTTTTATAGCGCCGGTAAGCTTCAAGCAACGCATGATGCGCCCAAGGAACCGACGTACCTATTTAACAATTCAAATGTCATGGATGGCGACTTTTTGTACAGTAGTTCCGCTAAGAAAGCCAGACATTCAGTTTGTCTAGTGAGATACAACGACGAAGCAAACAAGTACAAACCCAGCATAGAATATGTTGAGGACGTCGATTCTATCAAAAAATACGGAATAAGAGTCAAAGATGTAACCGCCTTTGGTACGACCTCAAAAACTCAAGCGCAAAGATGGGGACAGTGGACCCTAGCAACTGAAAGGCTCGAAACAGAGACCTGCAACTTTACAGCAGGAATAGAAGGAGCTTATCTTCAGGCAGGTGATATTATTGCTACGTCAGACGAAAATAGGGGGACATATCAAGACGTAGCTACAAGGAGAAGAGGAGGAAGAGTCCTTAATTTTCAGATTTCTTCTGGTCGTAACATGGACGGTCAACCGAACTGGACAGGGAGAGCAGTTCTTGATAGCTCGATATCTGGCTGGATCGATGGTGGTTCTTATTATTCAATACCCGAGGTTGGCCAAAAGGGTGAATTACATTTTAGCATCGTAACCCCCCCAGCGTATGGTGATCCTTTAACAAGCGATCTTAGTACAAGCGACTTGGCGAATCTTTATAGCAGAAAATCCGCCGTTCAGAAGCTTAGTTTCAGAAAAGCAGATGCTGGCGTTGGAACATCAGCCAACTTCGTGGGAGAAAGTGGCTGGGCCACCAATGACTTAATGGCCGATGGATCATTATCAATTTCTGACTACGATAGAACATCCATTGAAAACCACACTATAATACATTTCACGGGGCTATATCATAACGGAACAAACGTACTCAACGACAAAGACTACAACATAACAGGGTTCACGGGGTTACTTTACGACAACAACGGGAACGAACAATTAGCTCCTGACGGTTCCAACTATTCTGGGTTCGTAGAGAACCCGCCGGACAATTTTCTCTGGGCGGTGGAATACACAGGCGCTTTACTTCAGGGGCACGGCGGTAAACCAGATCGAGAGCTCTGGAAAATCATCGGGGTAGAAGAAAAAAATAATTTCAAATACGCAGTCCAATGCATTTCGCATGACCAGTCTAAGTTCGATTTTGTTGACAGACAATATGAGCCCCTCGTGGGGGAATCCATAGGCACCCCAAATGCCCCTACGTTCTCGTCTAATCCATTTACCATTACTCAGCTAGGTAGCCTAACAGCAAAAAAGGTTACGGTTAGATGGAACAAGCCAAGCCCTGACACTAATTTGGCTGGCTATAATATTTATATAAAAAGAGACGCCGACTTCGTTGACAGCACTGATTTTCATGAAGATATATGGGGAGCCCACCCAAACGGTGCATTTTTTAGTAGGTTCGTCCCAGACGAGGGTAGCGCTCCATTCTCATATTTCATTCCATTCCAAAACGGAACATACTATGTAAGGATTTACTCGGTAAACAAGCACGGAAGATCAGAAGGTAGGAATGCTCACTGTTCGTCTAGCGTAACCGTCAACGGCATCAACCTTATTGAGGATATATCCGTGTCTGCGCTTTCTTTAGCTGGCGCCACAGATTTATCAGACTTTACACAGCAGGTATCAGAAGCTGCAAATTACGCGTTATCTAACGCCTCCAACCTTCCCGGAAACAAGGACGGCTGGCCCTATTATCATCTTGAGAACGCCAACCTAGCTTGGCAATGCGGTTTTGCTGGTGATCCAGCTGAACTAGCAGGACTGGCCCTTCCCCAAGACTATACATTTAGGCTAACGTTCAGGAAACCATCTGGTCCCGGAAATGATTTCCCAGACGCCTTGATCCATAAGGAAGTTACTGGCCAAACTGCCAGTGACCTTAATTATTCTCTTTCTTTAGTTGATAATATAGACATTACTTTGCCCGCTAATTACGATTATCCCCCCGTAGGAGGGGAAACAGTCACCCCTCTTAGAGCACTGGATGTCGTTGTGGAAGCTATAGATTCAGACGGTAACTCTTCTGCCGGAGGTCAAGTTATATATGATGCAGGCGGCAACCTCACTCAGGACTCCTCTTATGCTGTAAATCCAGCTGGATATGATATATTATATATTCAAAATACACCCGCAAGTGGAGTAAGATTAAGTCGCCGAATTGCAGAAGGGCCCGGCCAAGATTCAGAAAACTGCTTACACGCAAACACTGCCGATTACTGCACAGACCAATGGTTAAACGCCGACGGAACCCTGAATTTCATCCTTAAAAAAGATATCCCGGGGCGCGTTACTGGGCAAGCTGATATCTCAAATGCCGCCTTCTTAATTTCGAGAAGTCACTTTACCACCGCTGATATACCGACGATGCTCCAAGACGGCCTTATAGATGACGATGGAAGCCTTGGCGGCGACAACTCAGCAGAACTGAAGAGTCCATACAAGCTCAATTTGAGTAACGAGACGTATCTCATTATGGGGGAAGGGTTTACCTCCTCGACGGATAACTCACTCACCGTACCAACCCCGTTCCAGAACATTCAATCCGAGAGTACTGTAGGAGATGTTGGAGCATTTACGCACCTTTATATGGGGGTTGCGTTTGTTGATCATTTTTTATCGGAAGCAGGAAAACAAAAGCCCACCAAAAAAGATTTAGTTAAAAAATTATTATGGGGCGACGAGTTTTCCGATAACGTTGTCAAGATTGGAGCGAGAAACGCCTTCTTAGCTGGCTCTTTATCGTGGAGAGCTTGGGCAGTCGTAAACGTTAACTGGGATTGCGCTACAGATCTTGCCTATCACCTAGGAGGGTTCGATACAATCACCCTTGTGGATTACGCGGGAGATTATCAAATAAGAAGAGCTTGGAGCACCGGGGGTAAAAGCCCACAAACAAAATATAACTTCACAACAATCCAAGCATACAGACAAGCTCGCAAATTTACATTTACTACGCCACAACCAACAGATCAGTATGAAATAGTTGTTTGGTTTTCTTCGACGCCCAAATGGAGAAGGCCAACTGAACAATACCAAGCAACAGACAGAATCCCCGTTTATGGGAATGACTCATCTCTTTCTCCAAATATGCAAATACTCACAAAGGATGGCGTTCTCCAAAAGACAACAACCCACTTCACTCTCAAAGACTCTGCGCTTGGAGGCTTCGGTCAAGGCAGCAGGCCAGTACAAGGAAATCTTTTTGTTGGTATCTTACTCGGCGCGCCTTTCCCGCCGGGAGGAGAAAACCTTGGTGGATTTGGCCAAATAAGTTCTGATCCAGTTTTCGATTACAATTTCGATACTTGGGACACGACAAAAGCAACCAAGTACGGACAAGACCAAGATATTGATACTTACACATTAAGTTAATTATGCAAATTTTAGTTATATTTTTTAATCCCGAGAATAAAAATGAAGCTCCTCGGTCTGAGATGCACATTCTAAGGCCCGGGCAAGACGTCGACTTCCTTTTTCACTACACCCTCGATACCAATAAAAAGTCGATGGACGACGTTCTTCACGCTACGGTTGTTGATTCAGGAGAGAAAGTCATACCTGAATTTTACTTGCCATGTCTCGTCTATGATCGCCCAACAGATTCCGTAAAGTGGGATTCCGCTAAAATGATAGAATTAAATTTTAATTATTGGATGCCGCAAAGAAGGGAGCTACTCAGGGATTTGGATATTCAATTCATGCGGGCTCTAGAAAAAAATGACGAAAAAGAAAGAAAAATAATAGTTACCAACAAAGAATTCCTAAGAGATTTGCCGAACTTTGTACTCACAAAATGGGCCGAGACCCTTGAGGTTGTAAAAAGCAATGGAGAGTGGACGGGTATATCTCAGAACGATTCTAGATTTAGCCAAAGAGATGGTCAAATTTATTACAAAGGTACACCCGTCGGTTTAGTCGATTCCTTCGATGCGTTTACCACCTCTCAACAGAGATTCTACGTAGAGCTTTTCAACCAAAGATACAGCAGACAAGACGCCTTAAGATTTACGCCATTCCACAATATTTTAATCGTGGATATTCTGAGTGGCGGGTCAGGCTACACAACCTCACCGACTATAGAGTTTCAGTGCGAATACGCTGGGGCTATGCCCCCTAAATGTCAATGTGTGATAGAAAACGGTTCGTTAACCGAGGTCATAGTTATAACACCCGGATGCGGATACATAGAAGACCCCAAGCTTATCGTGTCCAAACCGACTTCGCCTAATGGCAAACAAGCCGTTGTTTCCGCCAAGGTTTATAATAGAGTCATACAAGAATACCCTAGTTTCACACAGGAAGAACTAGAAGACAGATTACCCAAAGAGTTTTAATCCGTTTTTTCTTTTAGGCTTTTGATTTCTTTTTCGAGCATACTTATTTTCTTATCTAAAACTATCATAGCCTTATTGTATACCAACGGCACAGACAAACTATTCTCTAGCATCAATGGTACCCCGCAATTAGGCGTAAAGTCTACTATAAGTTGAAAATGCTCCGACCATTTTGTCATAGAAACATAAGTGGAATTTAAAATCAATTTATGTTTTTTACAAGAAAGCTTACCCCCAAGGACATTAGGAGGAAGACTGTTCGAAAAAATTACCCTCCAACCTCCTTCTGCAACCTCCAGTAAGGTAACCTCCCTTGTCATCGCGGACCTATAATCCGTTGTCTTATATACTAAGGCTAGTTCTGCGCCTTTTCCTGAACCACCTTTCGGTTCCCAGCCCAATGAAACTTGCTCCGGTGGAGATTCCCAATATTTCCCGCAATCAGAAACTTTAACTTTTTTAATACAGCCATCTTCGTCTACCTCGATTACTTCAATTATTGCATGGCTTTTTTCTTCACTTATTACATCTTCCGCTGGCACACCGTCGTCTACGGCAAAAGTGTCGCCCTTTGAGTATCCTTCTCCCTCATTCATTATGTTTACAGAGGTTGAGAGCTCGTACTCTTTGTATGAAACTTCCACTAGGTCTCCCGCGACCAATCCCATGGCGTCTTCATTTTTTACGAAAACCCTATCTGGTATTATTGTTTCGAAATCAAGTATGCAAAAAAACGGCTCCATTTTTGCTATTTGGTACATCTCATTGTCGCCATAGAACCTTATGTAAGACCCGGCCCTTGCGTGTGTTGGCGCGTGAAATCTTGATTGGCAGATAACCGTGTTACCGCCTTCTTTTACTGAGCCCCGATTATAAATTGATTCTTTTGCCATTTTCTATTATATCCTTATTTAACTTAATTTATCCCTTTTTATACAATAAACCTCCCGGCCTCTGTTCCTCGACTATTGTCTGCAGAACAACCCCCTGCATTAACTCTGCAAATCTTTCGTGTTTGTCTGCGTCGTCTTCTCCATCTTCACCCGCGCCTTCGTTCCCGCCTTCTGAGGATGACGACGCGGTTGCTTCTGCTGTACCGTCGCTGTTTACATTAACTGTTACCGCAACGTTGTTTGTTATCTCTTGATTTACACCACCAGTGCCATCCTGAGTGCCGTTTTGCTCTCCAGCGCGTTTTTCTCTTTGTTTTTCGTCTGTTTCTTTATCAACTGTATCTCTTATTGATTGAACTATATCAACCAATTGCATGAGAGAATCCGTCATTCCTTCGGCTCCCTGCCCCACATTTAGACCTAAAGCGCCACCAGTTGCGGAAGCGATAGGAGAGGTGGGGGCAAATTGAGATTGCCTTCCAACCATTCCCCCCTCTGCAAACCTTGCAACTTGACCTCCATGTTTTGCTATGTCGTTGTACTTGAGGAGCGCGTTTGCTCCGCCGGGGAATTGATCAACTCCCTCCTTGCTGATCACAAACTCTCCCCTCGTAAGTAAGGCTTTAATTGTGTCCTCGCCGGGAGGTCCATCCGCGTCAGTTATTAGTCCTCCTTGGGCTTTTCTTGGTACAGGAAACCCGCCCATGTTGCCGCCGGGCTTCAGCATCCGCCCAAGCATGTCCTCGTTTTCGTTCATGCCCTCCAACTGGTTTCTTCTTACCGTCGCCGCTTCTTTACTTCTTGCCCACCCGAGCTTAATTGCTTTAAGATTTGCTCTTTCTTTGTCGTTCATCCCCCACACATTATTAGCGTTCTTCTCAAGAAGGCCCGGGTGAAGAGCTTGGCTGTTTGCAAGGAAGGCTTGCTTACCCGCTTGGACATGTCGTAATTTATCTGCGTGGGCCTTGGCAGTCTTTTCGGCCAATGCGCGTCTTGGCCCTCCGGGCTCGCTTTCATTTATAACGTCGGTCCACTTATCTATACCTCTCTGCGCCTTATTCTCTTCCTTAACCCACTGCTTGAGTTGCGTTTCGGTTCCGTGAAATGCAATGCTTTGTTCCGCGGCTGTTATTTCTTCGGGTTTTAGGTGTTTCTTCCACCGGTCTAATGCAGCCTGCTGAACCGCGGGATCGCTGCTGTTCAAGGCATTCTGTTCCGCCTTGCCCAGCCCCTTAATTTTCGCGTAGGATGTTATAGCAGCCGTTGCTGCTGCTGTTCCGGCAGTCAGGGCTAATTCCTCTTTTTCCAAGCCCATGCCCCAGCCTATAAGGGCTGTTGATCCGCCTGCTATTACCGACGACCCTACGGGGCTATCCGCCCATTTCATTTTCTTCGCCCACGAGTCATGCGCTGCTTGATTGACATAATCTCCTGCCTTTACCCCTTGCGGCGCGCCGTCCATAGACTTAAATTGAGCCGGATTGTCCGCGACTTGTTGATCCGTACCATATTTTTTATTTGCTGATTGCGACTTGGCCGCTACTCCAACCTGCACCGCTGCGACAGCAAACTGAATCCACGCCGACGTGAGCATCTGTTTCTTTTTCGTCTTGAACTCGTCCCATTGTTCTTTTCTATTTTCGTATTCTTCTTTAAGGTAGATTTTATAATCAACGAACATCTTCCTTCGTTTCTCACGCATCTCATTCTGCTTGTTATTTTTGTCTCCCATGGCATACGCGCTCATTTTGTGATCCACGAAAAATCTTCCTAATGATGGTTTGTCGGGGTCATTCACAGCGAATGCGTTTGTCCCCCCGTATTTAAATCCTTTCCCAAATCGTTCTTCCACCACCTCGGCAACACGCGTCATGCCTTCACCCGGCATATTTCCAGAGTTATACCACTTTTTATCTTGTGTTGCTATGCCTTCCATTTTAAATCCACCGGGAGAGCCCTGCCATGCTTCCGCAAGGTTATCCCCGTATTTTTCATTCAGGCTTGGTGGGTTCCTCTCTCCAGTCTCCTCTCCTTCGCTCTCTTGATTTTCTTCAGTCGCCTCGTTGGCTTTCTGAATTAGTTCCTCATCAACTTCGCCACCTTCTTCCATGCGTATTCTTCCCGCCTCTATGTCCTTAAAATACTGGACGCCATTATCTTTTACTGCTTTCTGGGTCATCACCATTTCGCCCTTTTTCAGATACACCGGTACGTCATCTGTCGTTCCCGAGCCAGCGGTAATCAATCCTCCTCTTTGTCTTCGTTCAGGAGCCACTCTTCCCCGACGGGTGGGCAAGCCGCGATCACTGCGCTGCTTATCATTAGCTCTGGATTGCCACTCTGTGGTGTAATCAGGTCTCCACATCCAAAATGGACCTATATTTTGCGTCATGGCCGTAGGCTTCATTCCACTGTTAAATTCTGTGCCCATTGGTATCTGCCAAGATTTATACCATTCTTCATCTGAATCTAATAAACCTGATTGCCGCTGGCCGGGCACAGTTACTCCTCTTGCTAGTCTTTTATCTGTTGCTGATTGTTCTAGGGATTTTTTCCATACATTTTGAATGTCTTCGCGTGCACCGATCCACCCGTTAGTCGCATTGCCCAGAACATCGCTTCCGTAATGCGTTCTGTATCGCTCTGTAACGGCGCGTGCCGCATCACCCCCGCTGAGCCAAGTATTCATGTCGTTAAACCCCTGTGGGCTTTGTTGGAATACCGACAGTCTTCCGGATAAATGCCAATTATCGTTATCCGCGTCGCCAATGGCGCTAAATTGTTGTGCTTGTCTGACGTTTCCGGAAGTGGGCTTGAATCCCCCCGGCGCACCCTGCCACGCGATATCTCTCATGCTAATCTCGCTTGCCGTCGTCGCTTCTCCCGGTTGTGCGGCGCGCCAACTAAATCCCCTCCTCGTCGGCGCTTGAACCCACCACGCGCCATTTCTCACCTCAGCTGGATATCTGGAACCGCCAACCGATATTCCGTACCCAGTAGAAATGCCGTGCCTTGTTCTTGATGCTTGATTATTGTATCTATTTCTCATTGCGTCCCCAACGGCAAACACAAGATCTGGGTGCTGTGGTCCGACTTCTGAAAATATTACCCTAGCTACGTCTTTATCTACAGCTGACGGGTGTACTCCCCACGCTGCAAAGTCTGGGGTTTCTTCTCTTTGGAAATATCTTCCTCGATTCCTCATCGCGTTGCGATGCGCTGCTGTCGGCGGGCCTATTCTGGCTACTCCACCACGATCAATATTACCCCCCACTAGAGTGCTTGCTTCTGGCCCCCGCGTATATCTATATCCACCGGGAGAAACGCCGTGTGCTCCACGTGTTGCTCTCACGCGTGGAGCAGCCATGTGGCCGTGAATTCCGGCGCGATATCTTTCCGTAGCTAACGCTAATCGATTGGGGCCGGCAGCAGTAGCATTGTAGGTGTCTCGCCAAAAGTCACGGAGTCTATTATTCCATGCTTGGTGTTTCGGTAGCAATGTCTGGTTACGGCCAGTAGCAGGAATTTCAAGTGCTGATTGTCTTCTAAATTGATTCGGAACAGAGCCCCCACCTCTGGGATTCCAAACAAAACCGCCTGCGCCATATTCTACGGGCTGCATTGTGCCATATATAGTTGACATCTTATTAAACTGCTCCCACCACCCTTGCCTAAAGCCCGGGAACGGTTTCCCATCAAGCATACCCGGTCTTTTGTCTGCTTCCGGATTGAACAAATGTTCCCCTCCCGGTATAAGAACAACGTCATTTGGCTTAAGGAATTTACTAATATCAGGTTTCCCCCCGGCTCTCGTCTTTAACGCTTTCATTAATTCCGGATTGGCCGCCGCCAGTGCCGCAGAAATAGTAACTCCATTTGCGCCCATGCTGATTGCCTTGGCGGTAGTCATTTCTTCTCGGTATTGCTGACCTATAGAGGTAAGACCTTCTCCCACCTTTACCACGTGACCTAGTCCCTTTCCGGGAATTATTTCGTATCTTGACGGAAAACCTTCATTTTCGTCGAAAAATTTGTTTTTAGGATCCAATTCCCATTTAGCCTCTGGATCGAAGCCCCCTGTATGCGGCAAGCCAGTATATGGATGCACCTCCACTTCAGCGCGGTTCTTCGATTTAAAATGTTTTTTGGTCAAAAACCCGCTGGGTGCCCTACCTTTCCACCCGGCTTTGGACATGCCAGAGTAGCCCACCACCATACCTAATGCCTCTCTAGTCTTCTTGTCGCCCTCGATTCTGCTTGGTACTGGAACTCTGTGTGGCCCTTTGGGCTTAGGATTTATTGGCGACCTCCGTGCTCGTTCTTCCGTCAGTGTTGATCGACGTGTCGGGGTCGGTATACCTTTTTTCTTTCGGAATAATGTTAATGCCTCAGTAGTAGCGGCTCCAGCGTAGCCGTCAATCTTGAGAGGCTTAATCTGACCGGCTTTAGGATTTGGCGACATGAGACCCATGCTGGTTAAATGTTTATTAAGAGCTCTTTGTTGATCTTTCCTTTCGCTCTCGCCGGTGAAGAACGCGTTAATGCCACCCCCTTGCTCACCAGCGGCCCCCGGAAAATTTGTCATATCCTGACCCCATAATCCCGTATAGCCTCCGCTCTTTATGCTAAACCATTCGTTTAATACTCCAAAAGCTTCTGGTTCAATCCACCCGGCAGCCATCATGTCATTCGCTACGCCGGGTTGCATACCGTTTTCCCATTCCGAAAAACCGGCTGGGTGCATCAGCTGACTCATTCTTTTTCCCGGTTTTAATTTAATCTTTTCGGCGTGACGAATCATCTTCATGTAAGCTGACTCAAATGTATCGTTCTTTGTAAACCCAAATCTTTCTATATTATTTGGATCTTTTATCCAATTTAATATGTGGGAGTTATTAGCCAACTTCTTTATATAATTCTTGTCTAATTTTGGTACTTTCGCCCTGAACGTGTCTCTAGCCGTTACTACGCCACCCGCACCGAATTGTGGTACGTCCCGATCCGGTCCACGACGTAGGTTTTCTAATTCCTCCATCAGATCTAGATTTAGAGGAAGCGCATTACCCTTGTTCTTACGGGGGTCGGGCCCAACCCCTGCCCCCCATCCGCGTTTATTGAGGGCCCAAGGTGCTGGGTGAACGCCTTCGGGCCATGGGTCACCACCCAACGGCATGCCAAATGGACCAAATCCCGCATCCCTCATCCCATCGATCTCGTTCTCACGATCAAGCATGGCCAGATGGTCAGCTAATTGTTGTTGGCGTACTGGATCATCTTTCCTTGCTCCCCCCCACTCAGCAGCGGTTGGCCCAAAGGCGTTGTTACCTGAGGAGCCGCCTACACGGCTGAAGCCGCGACGACGCGGGTCCACGCGGTCCCAAAACGGCAGTTTATCGTTGAATTTGCGCGCCGGTGAGTCGCTCCATGGATAAGCAGTACCAACGATACCACCATCTCCAAATCTTGGAACCCCCTCCCCAAGACCGGGCATCGTTGAATTCCGGTCCCTCAGGTCCGGCCTAGGAAGACCCGTGGCGGGATCAATCTCAAACGGCCATGGTATCTGTGGTGGCATTGGCGTGCTTGGGCCTTGTTGCCGGTTTCGGCGCGAAGGTATGCGATGCATACCCTTTGGGAGTGGCGCAAAGGGGTCATTCCACCATCTGCCCTGACCGGGATCAGGTTCCAAACCCATTGCACTTGTAGGTGAGTCGGGGCTTCCAACAGGCAGCGCATTTGGCGCTTGAATAAATTTATTGTACCACGCGTTTCCCTTCCCCTGCATAAGACGGTCCTTCAAAAGTCTTTTATGAAGAGCGTAGTTTTCACTCCATCTATGCTGCGATCCAATCCCTATTTTATCCAACTCCGAAATGGATGCCGAGATCTTTGGATCCATTAGCAATCCCGAAGTGCCCATTTCTGTAAATATTCTTTTGTTATAATCTCCTATATGGGGTATAAGTTCGGGCATGGATTCATCCAGTAACTCTTTCTCACTAAGAATATGGCGTGGGTTCTGCGTTTGCCTTTTCATGAGGAACTTGTATATTCTGCTTGCTTGCGAATTGCCCTGATGAAAAGCCCCCATGTTATCGGCCTGCTCAAACTCACCGATGAGGCCCTTCTCCTTCATAAACGAGTGGAACCACAATCTCTCGCTCATCATGCCGGGGGTGGCCCTATCTTTGGTCCTGTTCGAAGTCGAAGTGTGCCGAGTTTGAGTACCTATCCTCTGCCCAAACATAGTTCTAGGTATCTCCATACCCGGCGGCGCAAACATCGCAACCCCCCTGTTGCTAGAGGAGGCAGCGCTCCTCATTTTGTTTTCGGTCCGGAATTCCAGATTGATCCTAGCCATGCGTTTTTTCTCGGCTTCTAATTCGGCCCTCTTCGCCAGAGCCTCCTTAGACAAGTTATACCATTCGTCACCTCTGGGTATTTCAGTGGATAGATCACCCCTCCCAGACTTTATGAGCGCTTCTCTTAAACCTTCTTCTGTCATGGGTCCCCGCTTGTGGAGGGGTTGACCAAAGAAACCCTTACTTGGAATTTGTCCCGTAATTTGAAGCATTTGTCTTTGCTGGATCTTCTTCTCCCAAGCATTTTGATATTGCGTAACGGGACCTCCGTCTTGATAAACCTGTGGGTTAGCCCATCCGGATTTATTTTTTCTCCACCACTGATTTAGATGAGCAAAGGCTAAAGGGTTTCTCTCTTGAAAGATTTGTAGCTCTTCTCTGGCGGCTATCTCTCTCTCGTTAAGACGAGCCGGAAATCCCGCTATGGGCAAGCCGTTAACGCCAATTCGTTCCGCGAATGTCAACAATGTGTGCTCTTTCTCATGATCGTAACCGCCCTCGGCAATGTTTCGCCTCATATTGCGCATCTTTTGCGAGGCAAGGTCCTTGGGGGTACCCTTGTGACGAAATGGATTACCCGGAATTCCAATTTCCCGTCTGAATAATTCTTGCATCTCCATTTGGGATTGCACCTCATGAAACGCTGGCGGAGCTTTGTCAAAAGCAAATTGTCCGTGCTCACCGCCGGGATTGCCCGGCGCACCGGGCAAAACTTTCACTCCCCTTAATGGGTTCCGGCCCAAGTTTAAATTGCCGCCAAGCTGCTGGCCGCCGCCCCACCCCGGCATAAGTGGTTGCTGCTGCGCCCAAGTATTTGGGTGCCGCCAAGGATTTTGAGGCACCGGACCACCTTGTTGGAACATCCTTCCTTCATTTATCTCGCGTAAATGACCCAGCACTCCGGGCTTTCTGACTTCGCTTTTTCTGACTATGAATTCTCCGCCCTCTGCTTCGAGCTTAATGCCTCCCCTCGAGTGAGAAGGACCATGAAGCTCTCCACCTGACTGTTGTTGCGGTAAGCTTGGCCTCCCATAGTTTCCAAAGCCACCGCTCATCAAGTTCCCCATAAATCTACCTATCGTAGCGTTATAGAACGCTTGGTTTATCATCTTTAAAAAACCTCGAGCCCACGCTTTCGCCGTCTCGGTGGCGCTTTCGCCCTCTACTGCAAAAGCTGCCCAACCGTCTGCGAAAGACGAAATCATTCCTTCTCTTATCTCAATCATGTCGTCGAGGACCCTTTCCTTCCATCCTCTTGACATTGCCTCACCCTTCTCAAACGTGTCCGCTCCAAACGCTTCCCAGACACCTATTTTTCCCGTTCTTAGTTGCTGACGGGTTATATCCTGTTCTCTTTGGTATGTATCTGCAGGTGTTCCTATGCCCGCTGCTTCTTCTAGTCTGGCTTGTTTTGCTGCTAGCCTTAATTGAACCTCTGTCAGTTTTTTTGTTGAGTTTAATAATTCTTTGAATTTTTTGGGGTCATCCATTATGGACAAACTCATTGTTGTATTCGCTATCTGCGTGTCGAGTGCCTCCATCCTCTTCACGTGCTCTGCGGTTACAAATCTTTTTTGTATTTCTATAGCTGCCTGAGTTACCGATCCCCAGTTATCGATAATTACCTTTTGAGCATTCAGCGCATCTGTGTGTGATTGTTTTGCTTTTCTTAATTCATTTTCAGCATCTTTTCCTGCGTTTATAATGTTTATGTAGTCAGCGTATGTTGCGTTATGCGCGTCGAGTTGATTTGTTTCATTTTTTCTTGCTAACGCTGACGCTTCGGTTGCTGCCTCCAGATCATCGTTGACCTTCTTAAGCTCTTCTTTAGTATCGTCGCTCTGCTCCTTCCTTAGTATTACAGCTTTCTCGTTAAGCAACCTAACCACATTATCCTCCGCGGTCTTCTTCTCATTAGCCGTTACCCCCAACGCCGCATCACTTTTCTCAAAATCTTTGAATTTCGCTGTCCGCATCATGTGGGCCTTTAAAACATTTGCTTCCGCCACCTTACTCTCTGCGAGAGCTTCTTTTCTTCCCCCCGCGGCTGCTTCTTTTTCAATGGTCAAAATTTTCTCCATCTCTCTCTTGAGGTTCCGCTGCTGGGTTTCCCCCACTCTTGATGGTGAAATCGCGCTAAATGTCTGCGCGGCAAATGCGCCACCCGGCTGTGATGTCCTTGGGCTGCGCATCTGTTGCAATAGGTTTTCCCTCGGTAAGCCCTCTTGTCTTATAAGCTCCTGATCGAGCTCGAAAGGAGACATGTCTTGCAAATCTTTTGAGGAAATACCAATTGCTTTAGAGAACTTTTCAAGCGCGGCACTGGCTTCGAGCAAAGCGTCTCTTTCTGCTTGTAAAGAGTCAACAAGCCCCTTAGACTGCTCGTTTGCTGCCTGATTTAGAGCTATTTGGTCCGCGGCTGCCTTTGCTCTTGGGTCAGTAATCTCGCTGGGAAGTAGCGCCGCGCCACCACGCGCCTCTATGGTTTTTTGGAGCATGGCCGATTGGTCTGTTCTTTCTTTTATAGCCCTCTGTTCTAAAGCTGTTCTTAATACCACCGCATTATGCCGCGCTCTTATGTTTCTGTCCCCAATTTTCGACTCTGCCACTAGCAGCCGCTTTTGCACTTCGGTTAGCTTCGATTCAATCAGCGTTCTCTGAGCGTATAAAGCCTTTAATTTGTCTTGTGCTTTGCCAGCCTCAATCGTTCTGTTTTTTATTTTTTCTTCTATTGCCGCAATCTCCTTAGCGTTGTCTGTTATTTTTTTCTGGGCTACATTCGCCTTGTGTATTTCGTTATGGTATGCTACGCCTTCTTTAAATTGTTTGTCGAGTTGTGCAGCAATTTTCTTTTGTTGATTGGCGGTGAGTTTCTGCCCCAGCGTGTGTTCAATACTATATTGGGCCGGGATATTCATTTTGTCCCCAGCATTAATTCTATTAATGTTTGCAATTTGGGGATTTGCCCCTTTTAAATTGTCTAGAGAGACTCCGTAGGTTTGCGCAATTGCATTAGCTGTATCGCCACCCAGTATTGTGTGCTCCCGCGCTGCCGTAAATCCAAGTGCCGGTGGCCCCCCGACATTTCCGCCGGGTGCTGTTATCATCCGTTGATGAGCCTTGCCCTGACTTAGATTAGTCAAAAATCTGTACGCCATGTCTCGCTTATCACCAAACGTGGCCGGGTCGTTTTGCATACCTGAGATTTTCCATATACTACCGGGGCCCAGCATTGAGTGTTCGTAGTCACGGGTGCGGTCCGGGGTGAACACCCCCCCTTCTTTTCTCACTGCTGCCCGTCGCCACAAGGCATCTTGGTTCAGTTTACCGCCAAACAAACCCCCTTCGAAAGTACCGGGTGACAAACCCTCGGGGCCCATGCCTGTGACCTTGCCAGCAATGTCCGGCATCGCGTCCTTTAGCTTATCCATCCATTGCCCCCCAACTCTTTTTGCCACGTTGACCTGTTGAGGCCCCCTGAAGGCCGCAAGCAGATTCTGATTTATGAAAACGTTGGCCATCTCCATCGTGTGCCTACCTAGCGTTCTTGCCATAGCAGATGCTTTCTGCGTGGCGGCGGTTTGGACCCGTTTGACGGCGGACATATCTTTGTTCGCAGCTTCTAAACCTTTTTCTAATTCTTGGAAAGGCAGATCGCCCAAAAACGGTGCCAATTTATGAATTTCATCAATCATTTCCGCGTTGTCGCCCATTAACCGTTCCGCGGCTTGTCGCGCTATATCATGTATTTTATCCGAGCCAGTCTTCAGCTTAGTTAGGTATATAACGCTTGCCCTTCCGCCGGGGTCGCTTACCTCTGGAGACGCTTTCTCTACGTCCTTCATCATTTTATCTATCTCGCTAGGATCAGGAATATTCTTAAACGCTTTATCCGGGTCGATACCTAAAAGTTCCTTTACGCTTGGTAATCCGCTTCTCGGCCCCTGATAGCCTTTATTTCCTCTTAAGAATGATCTTCCGTATTTACCAAATGTTTGTCTAGCCATTGTGGTAAGTGGCTGAGTAGTTTGTTCTGTTCCTCTTCGTACTTGACCAGCAAGCATACTACCCGGAATAAGAGGTGGGGGTATTGGTGCTGATGTAGTTTGTTTCCTGAGGTCAAAAAGTTTGTCTCTTAGTAGTCTTGAGCTAGACCTTCCCTCTATTTCATCCATTGCCCTTTTGTATTGCTCCGGCAACAGATGGAGTGCGTTTTTTATTTCTTCTCGTTGACTTTTTGAAACAGTTTCGTCGGATAGTATAGCTTCAAGTATGTTAGTGAGAACATTTATAACTATATCTTCTTTATTATTAAGAGCATTTTTTGTGTCTTCGTTTTCGCTTGAATTAAGTTTACTCAAGGCGTCTATCGATTGCTGTATAGCTAATAAAGGAGTTTCAAGCGGGTCTGCCGATATCGCTAATTCGGTATCTGCAAGCTCGTCAATGGTAGCATTAAGAATTTCCATGCCGTTTGAGAAATTATCTGCATAGTCTGCAAAACTGTTCAAGGCATCGCTGATATTATTCCCAACATCCATGGTGTTGACTGAAAAAATCCATTCCTTCATGGTATTTTCAGCCGCCTTGGAAAACGAATTTGTCCATTCTTTCACTGCATCCACAGTGCCGCCACCTTTAGGCCTGTCCGGAACACCCCCTCCAAGATCTATCGTTGATGACCTGAATGGTTTAAGCTCCTTTATCTGCTTGCTCAAAAGAGCCGCTATCTGTTCTGCTAATTTTTTATCTACTACAATCCCTTTGTTTGGATCAATAATTGCCTTAAGACTGGCTTGAAACGCATCTGTTATTGTGTCGAATTGTTCTAAGAGCGGTTTAATATCCCCCTCCCTCTCAAAGAAGCCCTCCTCGTCACCGGTTCTTAAAGCCACGCCTTCTAAGACCTTTCTGATCCGAGCCTCTTGACCTTCGAACTTGTCTAGAGCAGCCTTAATCAACTTAGCCTCTGAGACGTCTACTGTCCTCCCCTCCTTAAAGGTCTTTTGAAAATTAGTAAATAGCAGCTTCCCTGCGGAGCGGTAATCCTCCATCATGTCGCTGACCCCGACCATCATGCCCTCATATTCGCCTTGCTCCAGCGGCTGTTGTACCCTAATGAGTGGTATTTCATTATAATAAGACGCATCGGTTCGCCCACCACGCTGCTGCGTCTGATCCCATGTTTCACCGCCACCAATGCCGGGTGAGAGTACTTGTCGCGTTCCTCTGGTATATATCTGACCCGGTTGACTCGGGTGAACTCCGATCACGGCTGTTTGTATAGCCAATAATGCTGTAAGAAGTTTCTTCGGGTCGCTCTGCAATTCATACGCTTCGAATCCCTTTTTGCCCGGAAGTAGAGCTACGACATCTGTCAACTTGGATAGTGCAGATATCATGTTCGGCTGCCAATTTCCGGAGTCTCCCTCGAAAACCATATCCTTTAAATCTTTTGTTAATATCTTTATCGCCTCAGAAGGGCTGGCGGAGGTTCCCATCCATGTCTGGGTTTTTTCCCAGTCATTTAAGTCCAATGGCAGAGTACCGCGCACCCTAGTCTCACCCGTGGGCAACTCCGTTCTTTCAATTAGTCCCTGCTCCTCTGTTACTTCACTTATTCTAGCGAAGGACCTCAGCAAGGCTTCCTGTGCTCTTACGAGGGATATCTTCATCTGACTGTCCTGCGGGACATTTGCATCAGTTAAAGTGGATTTATACGCCTCAAAGGCGACTGTCATTTTGCCTACGTCCTCAGCATTTCCGCCAGTTCGGACCCTCTCCATGAATTTTGCCATATTTATGTCAAAACTACTATCCTTCACTTCCTGTTTCGACACAGCCCAAACGTCCATCTTCTCCGTAATGTTTTCCCACGTCATAGACTCTCCCGGCAAAAGGCTCCCAGCCGCCGCGTCAATGTGCTTTACAAGCCAAGTATTTGCCTTGTGCAAACTCCATAGAATTCCACCTTTATCAAAGATTTCCTCATGTTGTGGAGGGACCATCGAGAATTTAGTGCCCTTGCTCAAGTTGGCCATCATATCCTCGGCACCGGCTGTTTTACCCTCTAAAGAGGCGAAGGCCTTTTCTTGGTTTATTCTAGTATGCTGCAGGCTTTGTTCTCCCCTAAATACCTCTACCGCCTGCATGAACCCTGTGTTCGCCTTGGACATGATTTCGCCCATTTTTGACACGGCCCCAGTCATCGCAGTGTCTATCGCGGCTTTATAAACTTGATCATTAGTTCTTCGCTGGTTTGCCCCGAATTCCTCTGCTGCCATTGCCGCGCTGCCAAGTTTTTCATTTGAAACTATAAGATCGTAATTACTGCCAATAAGTAAAGCCGTTACGTCAACATTTGCACCCAGACTCTCCACCAACATGTTTCTGTTTTTGAACTCGGCCTCTAGAAGTTTAGCTTTATATGCTCGTTCTTCTGACGCAATTTTTGACAAATTAGCTGAGTCCATAACCTCCGCCATCATTCCGCCTTGAGCAGAATTCATGCTTTCTATTATACTTTTCCCTATGTCTGGATTAAAGTTGCTATTAATGACTCTACTTACGTTTTCCGGGCTCATTCCAAGGGCCTCTAAAGCGTCGGGGGCTTCTGCCCTAAAGGTTCTTTCCAGAAGGCTCTCTTTCATGGCCTTACCTATGCCATTTGCGAAATCAAATCCCATTTTTTCCAGATCTCTTAGCCCCTGCATCTGCATCATTGCCGCTTTTGACCTCTCGCCCCTAGTTGGAAGCCCCGCCACAGTCGTTAACTTCTTCAAGGCGTCAATAATGCCTCCTCCGCCAAAACCTCCCCCCGCTGTCATGGATTCCTGCAGGGTTCTTCTTCTTTGAAACGCCCTGTTCGATTCTGCAATTTGATTTTGAATTATCAGAAGCCTATTTGATTGGGCAAGATTTAAATTGTTTTCTTTTATTTCGTATTCTGCTTTGGAAAGTGCATCTTCTAGTTTTCTACCCTGCTCTCTTCCGACCCCCCCTTCCTTGTCATTGATTATTCCTCTGTATATATCCGCGGCAAGATCAGCTGGGCCGACTATCATTTGCCGCGCCAAGACTTGAAGTTGCTGCAATCCGCCGGGCAAGCTTCCCCCTGCGCTGCTTTTTTCCATGGTCATCTTAAGGATTGCGTCGTGAAATCTTTTTTGCAACAGGGTATTTTTTAAGGTGTTAGTTTCTATATTCTTGAGTATATTGCCGGCAACTCCAAATCTTTCCCTGCGTTCCCTACCAATCGTTTCGTCCCCCGTTACGGCACTTGATAATTCCTTGCTCACTTTCTGACTGTGGTCAAAGAGAGATTTTGATACATTCATTAAATGTTCAAATGAATTTGATATTTGTGATAACCTATAGTTTAGATCAGCCGTAGCTAGTGCCATTCTTTCTATCGATTCTACAGATTTTGAAGTTTCTGCTTCGAGCTCTTCATACCCTCGGGCTTGAGCCATTATCTGCGGTATAAGACCTTGATTTTCTTCTCCAAGCGCTTCTATCATGTCTGCGGCTTCTTTAGCTCCAACGCCCATTTCTTCAAGCTTAGCCGTTAGATCAGCGCCGGATTTACCCATGAGTTCCCAACTCTTAATTCCTTTTAATTCGAATGCAGAAGATAAGGTTTTCGCCAAGTCCTTCATTACTCCTCTTTGCGCTGCGCCGCCTTCCCCCGCTTTCGCCGCTAATACGCCCATCGAACCTTTCTTTTCCTGCATGGAAATAGTTTCCTGCACTTTAGCCATGGCTTCTCGCATTTTGCTTTCATCACCAGCAGCACCAATTAGCTCTCTCCTTAGTCCCGCATCCTCGATTTGCATGAGTTGTTCTCTCATTTGTCTGCGCATCATCCCCGTTTCGGCAGGACCAGCGCCCCTATTAAACATGCCGGTTAATCTCCCCTGCAGTTTAATATATGCCTCCGCGCCGAGTAAGGCTTTCTTTCTCGCCTCCGTCTCTTTTTGAATAGCTTTCGCGTAGTCTTCCGCTGTTTTCTTGCTGGCTTTTTGATGGTCCATGAACGCCAGCCCGGCACCAATAGCTAAGCCCGCTGCCGCGCCCCAAGGACCGCCAATCATTGCGCCAGTTCCGGCCATCCCTGCCGCGGTGCCAACTCCTCTAACTTTTGCTTTCTCTGCTCTTTCTTCTGGGGTTTCGCCTTTGCCTCCAACAAATTGTTCGGCCACTCCAGCCATCATTTGAATACCTATTCCCAGCCCAAAGCCTTTTTGTTTGATCCACTTACTCGCGGCACCTTTCGTGTCCGGTTTTAGTGCTGCGGCCTTTTCTGCCGCTTTTGCTTCTGCGTGTTTTGCGGCGGCTACTTTCCTTGAGGTCGTTGCCATTTTCTTGTCCATCGCCCAAATTTTTGCTTGAGCGGCGGCCTTTTTTTCGTTTGCTGCGTTTGCTCGATCAGCAGCGCGGGCTTCAGCCTCTCTCGCCTTTTGAAGAAGTAAGGTTTTTTTGGTTAGGTCCTTGGCTGCTTTATCGCCGGAATGTTCGCCGACGGATCCCCTTGGGGTTCTTCCTGAAGTATCTACGGATTGTGAAATTATTTTACCAGCTTGGGCGTGGCCTTGTTGTCTTAGCTTTTCGATTTTTGCATTGTATGCTGGGGTGTGTGGAAGACCAGTAGAAGGATTTATTCCGGGAACGCCACCAACGGTGCCTCGCTCTGCGCGTAACCCAGTCATTCCTAGTCCCGCTGGTCCGGAATGCGCCATTCCAGCGCCTCGCGGCCCCGGGGTACCGTGCATTATTGCCCTGTTCACTTCTCTTCGAACTATTCTATCTGCTGCTTTTTGCTGCGCCGCTTCAGCTTGCTTTACGCCTCCCGTTCTCTCCCCCCCCGGAGTGGTTCTCGTTCCGAATTTGGCCTCCATTCGGCTCTTGGTCGCCTTCTGAGCGTCGCGCCCATGCTCCTTGACCTCCGTTTGTAATCTAGTTTTTTCTTTTTGTTGGGCTTTTCGTGCTCTTTCTTGTTTTTTAGCGGCTGCTTTCGCTTTTTTCTTTATATCTTTTTGTTTTTCGTGATCCGCCTTTTGATCGGCCAGCATTTTTGTTTCTTGAGCGCTGTCTCCGCCCATTTGCATCATCATTCCTGCCATCATCATTCCTGATGTCATGGCCATGTAATCAACGCTATCTGCAGCATAGTTGGGTATGTAACCCCCACTTGCCCTCGAGCCCGCTTTAGCTGGGTCTGGGTGAGATCTAACAGCTTTAATTAGATCCGCCTTTGTCCGTTCATCTCTCTTATTTCCTACCGCCAAACCTTTGTATTCTGGAGTATCTATGGAAGCTGCATAAAGTTGATTTTCGGGTAACCCGGTGGCTTTCTTTTCCCTTCTAAACGCATCCGCTAGTGCATCGCCTTTGCTGAAACTAGGAATGAGCCCTTGGCCAGCTGGATTAACCTGCCCCCAATTACTGCCATAATTTACTATTCGGGGCCGTATATTCATATCTTTGCTTGCACCTCTTAGTGCCGCGTAATATGCGTTTGCCCGTGAGTCTTCATAGAACTTTGCGTTTTGTAAATGTGGGCGTTCAAAAATTTCATAGGCCTTCTTCTGGTGAGTTTTCTCTATCCCTTTGGGGTATTTTCTGCTTCCAGTAGCTATTACTTCCCTGTATGGAATTTTTTGGGCTTTTAACCAAGTCTGAATATATGGAATTGAATCTTCCCCTCTTGCGGTTAAAACCGTCATTGGCTCTTTATTTTTTGAGGCTGCCTTCGCTAATTTAGTTGGTACCATATGACCGACAGACCAACCATGCCACGTATCCCCTTCTCGCATTTTTCTCATACCTGTTGGGGTGGTAACCATCCCTTTTGGAGGTACTCCCAACGTCCCATCAAAATCAAAAATGTTTCCCTTTCCGCGTCCACGGGCTGCGGCTGCCATCGATCCTCCCCGCATTAAATTAGGAATGAAACCTTGGGCCGCACCAAAATGCGTCATTAGTTTATCATAATTCGATGCCGATGGACTCCCTTGAAGGATCTTCATTATATCCTTACCAAAAATATCTTTTATTTGTGTAGCGCCTTTGGCCCCCTCAAGCGTAACTTCACTTTGGGAAACTCTTTGCATTCTTTGGAAGTCTGCCGTTTTTGCGGTATCTATATAGTTATCTAATTTTGTTAGATCGCCCTGCAACTTCTGCGGACTGTGGAATGTGCCGGCTTTATCTTTGTAGCCGCCGCGGGCAATATTCTTTTCTATTCCTGTCCGTAAAAAATGCAATAGTCCGCCCTCTTTACCCGAGTCAGAAGAGAATAACGATTTGTACGACAGGCTTCCTCTGGCGTCTCTGCCGGACATCCCCGCATGAAAACTTGGTTTGAATTCAGCAGGTCCAATTATTTTCCCCCCTTTTATAGCTATTGCATCTAGAATTGTTTCTCCTTGCCCCCCCTTTACATTGCTAAACGGCAGAAGTTGATGGCCGCTACCACGACCAACAAGGGCTTTTTCTATTAAACTAGAATGAGTTAATTCCGCTTTTGCAAAAAATGAGCCTTTAGCAGCGGGGTTGTTACCTAGCACCTCCATTGCCCTTTCTCTTGCCCCCAAGAATGACCGTGCTGTCCCGCTTGGGTGGTATACTATATCTTGTGCTATACGCGACGCGTTACCCGCACCCCCAACTGAATCGACGAAGCCCTTGTACGCCGTCTTACCAACCGCCGGAGATAATAGATCATTGTAAAATCGTTTTGCAACATCGCTTGGCATTGTAGCTCTCGCAACTGCTACTTCTCCTATTTCTCCTAACGCTATTTTTCCCTTTGCGGCTGACACACCATGACCCGATATTGCATGATCATAAGCGGTCCTTAATACGTTTTTTTGCCCCTTAGGAACCTTGGGTCCGGATTTATGGAATCTCCCTATTCCGAAACTTTCTAAAGAAGCGGCTGCTCCTTTTCCGGGCATGGCTACTGTACCCAACCCCAGTTTGCCTCGACCAAATAAAGAAAGCATCGCTGGGTTGGCGAAATTTGGAACTGAATAAGGATCGACACCAGTTTTGGCCATTGATTTTTCTCTATGTTGCCTACCGGCCTTCGAGTGCTGTGGTGGATTAATGAATGGCTGAGCAAAGCCGGGTACATGTTTAACCTGTTCTTTTGAGTTGTAGGTCATTGTTCCAAGCCCGGGCATTTTCATTTGTTTTATGGCTCCTGCTTTGTACCCGCCTTCTGCTGCGCTTATTATTTCACTTACAGCGCTTTCTCTCTTGTTAAAATTCGGTATGTGTCCCCGCGCCGAGTGTTTGGGCGGTCTACCCCTCATATACGCCGGTGCCTGTACTTGTCCTGCACCACTTACGGTTACCCCGCCCTTTACCATCATGCCAGCCATTCTTGCGGCAACCTTCTCCATGTTCTGCATCACAAGGGTCTCTTGCTCGAGCATAGCGATTATTTCTCTTTCTACCTGCACTCTTGCTTGCGATGACTGCGCTGCTCTTGCTATAAGTTGTGGCTGAGCTTCCAATATTTTGGCTATTCCTTCTTGCAAGCTTTTTTGTTGTACAGCAGCGGTGTTCAAACCCATGAATTGGGCTCCTGATTCCTTGACGAATTTTGCTAAATTCATTCCAAGTTTTCCAAGGAATCCAGTTAATAAAAGAAGTCCCGGGCCTTGCAAGAAATTTCCAATTCCGGACAACATTCCTTGCGCAATTTTTCCCCCCACATCTTTCGTGTCCTTTTCGTTTATGTCGCCTAAAACTTTTTGCATAACTCCAACCACCCTCTCTGTGACTGGTCTTAACGTTAGGTCTCCTACTTTCTTTGCTGCCTGCGTGGCTAGAGCCATCGTCTTTTTTACTTGAGCGTCGAGAGTTTTGTTGAGCAGTTCATTTCTTAATATCGCTTCGTTTGTCGATCCCGTCGATACCTTAACGGCTTTATCGTAAATCGAATATTCTTGTCCAAGGTCAGAGAGTATCGCTCTTAAGTTATTCATTTGGAATACGCCAGCAGTAACCTCAGCAGTATGAGCTTGTTGAGCCTTAGATAGCGTAGGAAACTTTTTGGCCAAATTGCCAAGAACATTCATTGCGGGCATCATTTGCCCCTCCAAGTCTCTCACCTTCACCCCTAATTCTTCCAAGAGATTAAGAGTGTCTTTTCTTTGGATTCTTGTAAATATACTTTTTAACGCGTTACCAATAACGGGACCACCACGGGCCGTTGTTTGCTGAACGGAAGCTGTGATTGCAAGAAGTTGATCAAAGGATACGCCAACGTCCTGAGCGGTACTTCCCACACGCCTCATGGATTGAGCTAAATCATCTGTGCTTACGGCAAATGCCGCATCCACATTGGCAAGCTTATTAATTACCTGAGTAGAACTTAATGCCTCCCTATTGAACGTATTTAATGCTGCCGTTAAGGAAGAAACTGATGCCGCCGCATCCATACCGGAAAGTCTCGTAAGAATGAGGGCGTCGCTTGTTCTCTGAAGCGTCTCTTCGGTTGACAAACCTTGCCTAGCTAATTCTGTCGCTGCTTCAGCTACAGTATCGAAACTTTGTGCCGTTTTTTGCGCTATTGTGAAAAGGCTGTTTCCGAACTTTGCGAGGCCTCGATCTGTTTGTCCTAAAATTACATTGACATCCTGAAGTCTTTTCTCGACCTCAATAGTACTTTTAAGTAAAAATTCAAATGCCCTTTGGACTTGAAAAATCGCCCCAGCAGAAGCTCCAAACGCTAAAACACGCGCATTTGATGCTTCGAGTGATCTTGTGAATTCATTTGTGGCACCAGTGATTTTCCCAAGGGGCCTAGTAAATTTCCCAGAGTCAACGCTAACGTTAACCCCTCGCCTTTCTACTTGGGTAATAGCGCTGTTTATTTGCCTTAAAGTGGCTTGTAGTGACGCGCTATCTAACCTTGTTCCTAGTGTGATAAAACTATCCGCCATGGCCTTTTCTGTTTTTATTAATTACACTAAAAAATCAGTGCCCATGTAACTTTATAAGTTCCTCCATATTAAGTGATCCTCCCTTTTTCATAGCCTCTTGAGCTAAGTCGACGAACTTCTCTCCTTCATCTATGGCTCCAAGTTTATTCATTTCGTCCTTGGATGCACCCACTATTGAGCTTCCGCCCACGTTACCGGAGTCCTTAACCTTATCAAACGCAGCTTGAGACGCCTTGCTGGACTCATACCAGTCTATAATGGCATCTGGGTCATCCATTATGTCGTGTGGGGGCTTGTTTTTTGAATCTTGAAGTATCGATTTGAAATATTTTGCATGACCAAAAAGTTCAGCCTGATAAAAGGTCAAGTTTACCGCCGCCTTACCGAAGAATGTCATCGGGTTATCATCACACAAATAAAAGAAATTAAGAAAAAAGCCCGATAAAGCTATCTTTTTTAGATTTCTTGGAAAAAATGGCTCCATTTTATTATTGTAAAGAGTAACTAAATAAAAAATATCCTGAGTGCTTAACTCGTCGAATTCTTCCTCAGAGAGCAAATGCTCAGAACATTCGGGGTTTTTAAATAATGATTGAAATATATAGTGTTCGTTTGATTTTTTTGAGCTATAAGAGTTACAAGTCATCCCTATAAACTCTGACCTTCTGTTCTCTTTTATCTGTATTTCGCCTTCTGTTTCTCTTATTTGGTTAGTTAGTTGATTCTTGTCTTTCTCTAAAAAAAGTTTGGATTTGTTTACTTTTAGTTGTTTAACCCAGCTTCTTAGTCCATCCAACTCATTGTCTTGTTGTTTCGTCCAATCCCCCTCTTTATGGAGGTACTCAAGCTTGTCTTCTTCTGTTGGTAGTCCTTCTTTTTTAGCCTCTTCGTAGTACCTATTTTTTATTTGATCCATGCCGGCAGCGTCAATAGTACCGAGGTGTTTGATGTGTGTGCTTTTATATTTTTTGTCTTCAGTCTTAGAGTAGCCGTTTATTATATCAGCATAAAGAAGCCTCAGCGAGGCGCTATTCATTCTTTCTTTCTCTTTGTCGTTCATATGTATAAAAAAACCCCCACCTTAGGCGGGGGAGTTCAGGTTAGTTTTCCATTATTACTCTGTATCTTGTTGCTCCGTAGGTTCTTCAGGATTATTATCATTCTTAGGATCTTTTTTTACGGAAGCTTTCTTTTTTGTTTTTTTGCTTTTTTTAGGTTTGACCTCGGGTTCTTCTTCCTCCGGTTTCTCTTCGCTCACTACGTTCTCAAGGACTATATCTTGCATTTCTTTGGCTATTTCTTCAGCTGGGAGTTCTTCTTGTGCGTCAAGGTCTTCTTCTTGTAGGCCTTGTTCCCTAAGCATGGCGTCGAACTCTTCTTGCGTGGATGCCCTACCCACAAACCAAAAACTTACAAAGTACGTAAGTCTTTGAATCACAGTATTTATAAAAATGTCTTCCTCTTCGCTTAATTCGTCATATACGGCAAGTCTATCTTCAAACGTTTTGCCGGGAAAATATGCGTTATTGTCATCCCCATATGACAGTTGTAAAATCCACCATAAGATGGTTTTATTTCTGGCCCTAACTTCCGCTGTCTGTTCATACAGACTCTGCTGTTCCATCTCAAATTGGGTCAGGGTACTTCGTGACTCCGTCAATTCCTTTTCTAGTCGCGCCATTTCGTCCCGGTCTTCTTCGGACAAATTTTCTTCGTCTTTTATTAATAGCTTTTGATATTCGTCTGTTCTTCTGTAGAAATCTAGGTATAAGTTGCCATATCTTTCTATTTCTCCGTCGCTTAAAGAGCCGCCGTCGTTTTCGTACCTTTTGGCTAGAAGGGCCTTTGTGAGTAATCCAGCCTTAATGCCCTTGGAAAGCTCTATACCGTAAAATAACTCGGCCTCGTCATAAAGGGACCTAGTGGGTTTTCTCAGGAAAAATTGATGTTTGACCTTCTCATCTACGCTTTTTTCCGTGGTTACCTTCTCGCCTTTTTCGTTAGTGGTAGTGTCCTTCTTTACGACGGACTCTACTTTAGTTACTGCAAATTCATATAGTTTTTTCATAACTTTAGTTCAATATCAAATTTTTCTAAATTTTCCTCAATTTCCCTTATGGTGTCATTCCCGTAGTCAAGAATTCTTTTTCTTATTCTTTGAAACTCTTCCTCTGGAATATCATAGCCAGCCTTTTCTAAATCTTCTAAAATAAAAAGATAATTTTTATAAAGATTGACTACCTTACGGCGTAATTGAAATACTAAGAAGTCCTTGGACTTTTCGTCCCCTTTGTTCATGTCTCCATGCATTCCTTTTAACCTTTTTCCTGCAAAGATTTACACATTTTAACCACAACCTGTAAAATAAAAAAACCCCCGGTTTGCACCGGGGGCTGGTTAAGGTTTAGTTGCTTAATTCGGCTTAGGAATCAGCACTCGCGTCTCTCTGCATGGAGAGATATCCAGTCGAGATACCACTCATATACAGGCCTTGGTTCTTCTGGTTCGGTCCACCAACCTGAGTTGCGAACTCGAGAGTCACACTCTTGTTGCTGCCGATATCCGAGCTAAACGCTTGGCTATTCACTTTGCAGTTCTTCAACCAATACTGGGCGAAGACATCCTTTGCGGTTCCATCAGTAAGCGTGCCGGGGCAGCTTGTAGGACGCAGAAGGTTAACTACAATATCGTAAGAATCATCACAATTGATGATATCCGACAAACTACCAGTGGTCAGATCGGCCACCAGAGCGTCAATCGAGCAGGTCACGGACATCGGGAATGTGATCTCACGAGAGAACGCAAACCGGCTTCCGAGTCTGTTGATTGGCTCTCTTGCCATATCTAGACTGATGTTGTAGCTTTGGATCTTAGCGTGTGCCTTGGAATCCATATTTCCGAGGTGTGCACCGGGAGCATCGTAGTTGTCTTGATCCGCAGTCACTGAATCAAAGAGATGTCCAGATAATGAGACGGACTCTCTATCAGCTTTCGCGAAGGCGAAGGTGATGTCTCCGGGGCGCAGGGCGCTTGTGGACATAATGCCACTGTCGGCGCTACCTGTGGTAGTCGGAAGAATGTACTTGAAATGCTCGAGTCTTGTTCCACTTTCGGGCTTCACCGCGGGGCTTGCGCCACTCACGCCGCTCTCGAAAGTCATGTTAAGACCCTCAACATTTACTGTAACGGTTGGGAAATTACCCACTGAACACTCTGTGGTGTATGAGGTAATGAATCCATTTCCAATTCCAATTACAAACTCGTAATCGCCTTCGATTGCGATAGCATCTTTTTCGGGTCCAAGATCTCCGACGGCGTCAACGCCCTCACCAACAGTCTTGATGAAGTAGTTTTTCTCGTCATTAGTCTTATTAAGAATCCCAGAAATGCAGCTAGCATGTCCATCCGTAACAAATCCAAGATTCGTTTCGTTTTCCATGGTCGCTAGAATGTAGCTGAAGTCCAATGCTACCGTTGGAGTGTCCATTACAACTCTGTCGATAGCAGCCAATTCGCCAAACTGGTTAATGTCTGTGCGCGGTATATTAAACGAATAGTTAGCGGTCTGAATTCTGTGCAACTGCCTTACTTGGTTTCCAGACGGATGCAGCGGAGGGCTGATATATCCTTCTGCTCCAACGGCAGTTTTGTCAGTAAAGAAGCCACTAACAGCCGGTGATTGACTCACATAAAGAGCCTCACTTTGATAAATAACTCTGTTTCTTGCCATGATTTATAATCCTTTCTTTTTATTACATATTTTTTAGTTTATAGGGAAAACTTTTTTTGTTATTGTAGATCCTGATTTCTATTTGCTTTTCGAGGGTACCTAGGTTTTGTAACCTCAAAGTCAATTACACCATTAAAGACATCCGGGTTTAAATTATTTACCTTAACGTTCACATCTCTAGAAAATTTGGAAATTCCTACGTTTTCTATGAAAATGTAACTGTTTTCTTCATAACTCGCTTTCTTCCCGGTATAGCTCCAAGGCACGCCGCTTTTATAGTCGCCAAGAGTGTTGTAAGGCATATCCCCTGTACCAAACAACGTAAAAAATGTTCTTACTTTGTCCCTCATTATGGAACAAACCGCATCTAAGTTAAATTGATTATCAGCCAAGACTACCGCCCTTAGGTTTATGGTTGTCATGTCGTACCCACCAAATGCTAATGGCTCGCTGTGGGAGCCGTTATATCTTAAGAAAATAGCTGGATAGGTTATCGCGTTAGGAGCCAAGCCTGTTTGTATTTCTGCGGTTCTAGGCCTTAGGTTGAACTTCGTCTCAAAAAGCAATTTTTCTTCTGGCTCGTTAGTTAGATATACATTAAAATCTTTTACGGCATAATCACCACTTATCCTCGTCTCGGGGGATGTTATTTGTGTTCCAAAATAAACTTGTCCCTGCTCGTAATTTATGCCGCTAAAATTATTTGTTCCTGTTCCTATAAGGGAACCATCTAGGTAGATTCCTGTAGGAATCTGCACTGTCGTGTTGGCAAATGCCGCGCCGGTTCCTGTTATAGAAAAATCACTCACAAACTGTTTGAACGGAGCGCCATATGTATACAGGTTATTATGCAGACTCTGCACGGGATAAAACCAACTAGAGGTATCTGTAAATGCTTCACCTTCTCTAAGCAGCGTGTGGTCAAACCACAGCAAGAAGCTGGACATCACTCTATTGTCAAATTGTGCTTTCATTTATCTTCTAAAATTTAAAAAGAACGTTCTCAGTAACGAGCTTACGTATTTAGTGGGCCTATAGGCTCCTCCCCTGTATGATGTTTTTGCCTGTAAACCTCCTCCTGACCTACTTCCGATTGCCCCCATCAGCGCTAAATAGTTTCCCAACCCGCTCATTCCTCTCTCTACGCCCCTTACCCAACTTTTCCCAAGCCAGCTTAGATATGTCGCCGCTTCAATTTCTTCGATAGTTGGGCCAGTTACTCTAAATTGAAAGTCTACCCCGGTATTCCTTTTAACTATCTTTGGCGACATAATATTGATTCGGTAACTATTTAGCATCTCTCTTAGCGTAGCCATTGGATTTGTTCCTTCTTGAAAACCTATGAAGCTAAATAGATTTCCTACCCCTCCAAGCGTACCAGAGATGTTTCCTCCCCCGGCTCCGCCTTCTAACTCTTGAGTAATTGAGTGGCTTTCGAATTCAGTTATCATCTCGCTCTTTGACCGGTTGAACTTTCTTTTAGCTTCCATTTTAACCCTTTCAGGAACCTTATTCAAGTTCTTTATGATCCTTCTTTTGACTTTTATTGGGTTTATTCTCATTATGCGGTAAATTGTAGATGGAAAACATAGAGCTTTATTCCGAAAAAATACTTCACAGATTCTTCAGTCATTAGCTGAAAGTCTTTTCCGTCTATCGTAATCTTTTCTGTTTTCCCATCTTTTATGTAGTCTTTTGTTTCTTCGTCAACTTTTACTCTTACGTCTCCAGCGAAATAGGTTAAGTTAACGTTTTCCATTTCGTCTGCGTCCTGCCTGTCTTTGTATAGAACCATACAATCAAAATCTTGGGACACCGGAGAATATGTATAGTTAACCTGATCAGCTGGCTCGCCGTAGCCATGCAGAAAATCAGTGTTGATTTGTTTTATTATCCTTTTAGGAGCCTTGTGCACCGTGATCGACCTCTTGAAAGTATCAAACAGGTTCTGGAAGTCGCCGGTAAACGAATCAATCTCCGTAGCTGAAACTAAACTCGCCATAATTAGTATTTCCTAATTCTCGTATATTCTCTATTCGGAAGTACATGTGATGACTGATCATCGTCCCCTGCCACCTGCAATGGTTGCACGTCGTTTAGCTTGTATTGCCCCACCATGCGCTCCAATTCCGCTTGACTTGAGGATCGTATGCCTGCGTAGAGTTTTGCTTGTTCGTTTTTGTTAATTTTTCTAATTGATGACCCGTCTGAAGACAAAGCGATAACCGCATCTGAGGTTGCTGCGGATAATACGCTCCTCAGCTTGTTGTCGTAATAGTGTATTTGATACATTTTTTTGAGTATGCCCCCCTCATTAATACCTATTACGGTTGCTGTGCCATTAATGTCCCTCTCTATTTCATAAGAGGACTGATTGATTGCATAGCTAGTATTCAGATAGTTATTCAACGCGCCGATGTTTGTACGTACCCAAAATGATATGGCGGCTATGCCTAGGTCTGTCGGGCTTCCTAATTCTCTGTGGATTTGGTCTGCAATGTCAACGGCTTTCATCAATTAACATTACACCGGAAAGAGCTCAACTAATCCATTGTTCTGTAAAATATGGAAATTTACCGTCAGAAACCCTTCTCCCGGGCTGATCGTACCTTATTGAACCCAGTCTGTCTATGTCCAACCTTCTTGTTCTAGCCCTGACATCTCTCTGCAAGGGCCACCCGGGGTGTATTAGTTCCCCCCCACGAGCAGAGCAGATCTTTTTGCCGGGGTCACCATCCCATTCCACCGTACAGTTAGTTTTGAGTAGGTTTACGCTGTCATAGTAGGGCATGCTCTTATTTACACCTATTCATAACCAAAAATTTCGAAATCTCTTTTATATATGGATTTAACCATGTCTCTTGTTTTTTTGTTATAGTAAGTAGTATATATTTCATGCTTGGTAGCGTTTACCTTTTTGAACAGGAGCTCTTCATCGTATTCTACTTTTAGATTATCCAATAGCGTAGCCAAGTCCGTGGAGAAGTCTTCAAATCTACCTAGAAAATCTACCATTAATTTGCCCCTGCTGTTGCAAATGAATTTATATTGGGGCTTGTAGAATGGCGAATTCAAAAACCAGTCGAGAGACATGTAATTTTCTACAGCACCACGGATATCCGGCTCTCCTCTTTTTTTATATAGAAACCCAACAAAGTCCTCAAACCTAGAAAAATATTTATATCCCAGCCAAAAATATACAGAAACAACCCTGTCAAGTGGGTTTCTAACAAAAGCAAATTTATAACATCTGTTGAATAAGGCTTTATCCACCTGCCCGAACTCTAGTATCTGTCTGTATGTTAGGTGCTGCAGTTCGTAGAGGGATCTGCGTGATTGCCCCTCTCTGTGTTTCATAATAACGAGTGCTCCGCTGGAGTCATACCAATGTCCGTTTCCACGCCGATCCTCTATCTGCACGAATCCGAATAATTTTTCAATTGCCATCCTTGGGTCATCCCCGCCAAACTTCATGCCGAGTATATTCTCCACTTTTGATCCGCCGGTTTTAGGGACATGAATAAAGAGGAGTTCCTTTTCTCTATTAATTGGCATATCTTAGTAACCTATATCCCAGTCGATTGTCTTGATTCTTTCTCTATCCCAGCCACGTATGTCGTCTAGGTAATCGTTCATGTTCCAGCCATTAGAAATATTAGCGATAGGGATGTTTGCTATCGTTTCTTTTTTGTGCTCGAGCCCATATCCATTAAGCCAACTCTTAAATCCTGAATGATTTAAAAACTTGTTAAGGCCATTATTTTGATCGACGCAAAGGCACGCAGCGTGACGCAAGTCGATATTACATATATCTACGTTAGTCGGGTCGTCTTCGTCCAGCCAACATTGGTGGTAATCTTTACCAAGTATATCTTTTAGTAGCCATATGTCGTGGTTTTCAAACGAGCAATACCTTCTCCATTCTTGTTTAAAGTTGTTTTGGTCGCTTGGCAATATCATACCGCACCCATTATCCGCTCTTACGTCGAAACGTTGGGTTATGTGCCATGATTCTTCTTCGGAAATTATATCCCTAATTTTATGTTTGTTGCTGGTTTCTGTGTAAGATTCAAAATTGTGAATGTCTCTATTAATAATATGGACTAATTCCTTGAACCTGTTAACAGGAGCTTCTAGCGGGACTTTAGCTAGGCTACCCTTGGGAGCAAATAAATCACAGAACCAGTCTCGATCAGATTCTTTCGCCTCAACCAAATGTTCGTGTTCACATTCAAGTGGGAATTTCCACATGACGCTACGCAAGAATCCTTTACCATGTTGTTCGGGGTCTCGATCCTTATCACAAGCCACATACTTCATTTCAGACGTAGTAAAACAACGATGGATAAGATTGCATTCTGGTTGCTGCATCTCGACAAAAGCGTGGGGCTTAGGAAAATCTAAACCAAATTCAGTTTTTAGATTTGCTATGGCCTCATTGATATTGTTAACGAGCTCCTGCTTTCTTGCTAAAATCTTTTCTGCGGGCCAATTTTCTTTGTCATATGTTAAGGGGGTGTGTCTCCAGTACCCAGTTTTGGTGTCCGCTAATTTCTTACCATACTTTTTTTGTTCTTGAAATAATTCGCAGAATGCTTCGGTAAAATCATTTTCAATTATGTTCGCTTCCAATTCGGACCCGTTATTAAATTTCATGTACAGTTTCTTCATAGTTAAAATGCATATTTGAATCTATCAATATCCTCTTCGTAGTGTTTTCCTACATCGTCTATCAATTTTTGATTAGTATAAAAGTCTTTGTAGGTTTTGCCGCTTTTAGCTAACTGTTTTTGTTCCCATGGAACCTCGTCAATGGGAGCTCCGATAATACCCGCTACGTGCTTCAAATCTTTTTCGAATGTTTCCAATCTACCAATAAAATCATAGTCAGATATACGCGTCTTTCTTTTTTTATCTTCAAGTTCAAATAAGCGTATTAGACGACATTGGCTCATCCAGTGACAATTTGTTTTAGCATGTTGCTCCTCAATGTTAATAACAAAGTCAGCGAAAGCGTCAAAAGTTGGAGGGTCTTCTCTCGAAGAGATAAGCTCAGTCATTTGCGGTATAGTTAATCTCTTTTCGTTAGCCCATTTCTTGTTTTGCCGCACTGCCCCGGGGTAGCCAGCGTTGGTTGATTCAAGATATTTAAGAAACTCGTAGTAACCAGAGACCAGTCGAGACCATGGGTTTCTCACAAAACTAAATATATAATAATCTTTTGGAATGATTCCGCTGCGCTTCTCCCACTCATTGCGGAGTGTACTCCCGCCGGAGTCATGCCACTTAATTGGCTGCACATCGAGAAGATCTGCGAAATAATGACACACCGACGTTGAACCGCTCTTAGGGACGTGTTGATACCCACACTTATATTCGTCAATTATTATCACGCTTATACTCTGTTAAATTTCCAAGATCCACGATAGGATCGTTAAAAATTGGATTTTGTAAAATTTTAATAAACTCATTAAATTCCGGGTGATTCTTTCGCCAAACCGCTTCTTTTTTAAAGCCTCTTTTACTGAAGGCTCCCCAGTTTATTATACGTGAAAAATATACGCTGTCTACTTTATATTTTTTTCCTATTTCTACAACCAAAGGCATTTCTTTGTAGTTGCCTACTTGCGTAACGACATCCAGCCTTAATTTTTTAACTTTGTTTTGCTGCCTTAGTTCAGAAATGAATTCTAGATTGCGATGTAATTGGTCCCAATCTCCCCCACGCCTGATAACATCATAAGTTTCCTTTGTTCCCGCGTCAATTGAGATAATGACGGTATTGATGTTGTTCTGAATTTTTTTCATTTTATCCCAGTATTTGGGGGTAAACATCACGCCATTAGTTTGAAGATTGAAAAAGACCCTAGGGAATTTCGCGCCATCTATATTAAATAATAATTCTCTAAATAGCTTTGAGCCAAATGGGTCACCCGAGCCAGTCACGTTAACCAAGCAATACTCATTATGAGGTTTACCAAATACTTCTTTTATAATTTCATTTTGAATTTCTAAGCTCTTTTCGTATGCGGAGCCGCAAGTATTACTGATTTTATCTGTTCTGCAACTGGGGCAACTCAAATTACAAGAGTAATCATAACACAAATTATAAAATTTAGGCCTTAGGTCGTCTATAATTTTATTGTCAACGATTTCCTTGAAGCGGGGCTCAACTTTTTCTTTTTCGGGTAGGGAATCGTTTTGTATGAGCGGGCACAGGCCCCAGTTGCAATACTTAAAACTTCCGTCATGAATGCTTGTTCTTATTTTTTTTGCTACGTCTGAATTAAACACTTCCTTAACGGAGTTGTTCTTATCTATCTTACCGGCGTGGTGAGGCAGCCATGAGAAGCAGCAAAGCGAAACCTTGCCATCGGGGGCAACCTCGAAATGCTCAAACGGCTTAGAACAGAACTTATTCTTTAAGCTGCGCATGCCATTCATGAATCTCTTTTATGTTCGGGATCTTTTCGTAGTGATTTTTTTGGTGTTGTTTCGTTTCGGGGCTTAATGCGCTTGTAATTATTTCATTGTCTATATACTCCAGCCCAATAAATTCTAGTACGTTTTTGAAAAAGCTTACGCGTTCTTCTAACCCAATAGAGGGCCCGAGAAAGTCTTCATAACACACATCAAGATATTCAAGGCTTTTGAACTCCAAATAGGTTGGATATGTTTCACTTAGTCTGCTCATCTTTTCATACTCCGCCCCGACCCAATTCATTGGGATCGGTTCGTATTCGGTAGAGTCAACTACTTTTCTGTTATCTTTGTCAAGGGCGTGCCATATTCCTTCCTGCTTAGCTGCCCCTTTTGAGAGTATGATATCAAGAATACCCTTCCTATGTGCGTATAATATTTTTATATCATGATCCGCCGCGTAATCAAGTATAATTTTATTATTCTGTATTGAAATTACATCATGTAAGTGCTTTATACCATGAAATTTTGCATAGAATTCATCAAGTAGTTTATATATTTGGCCCGCGGTTAATTTTCTGATTACGGTTACTCCACCTTTTTTATCAAGGACGAGTTTATGTAGCAGGCCAGCTTTTTCGAAGCAGCGCGCTATGCTATGACCGTCTTGCTTGTTTAAACGGGGCTTTCTTAGGGGGTTATTCAATGGCTCATCTATAAAAAGGCTATTTGCTAAGTGTTGGCTGCTGCCCGGATCGGGAGGCGCTGCCCGATTACAGTTAAGGAGCATGGTATTTCTAATGCAATGGGAAAGTGTCGTTGTTCCCGTTCTAGCACCACCGAATATCAATACTTTGTTCATAGGCTTTTGTATATCTCACTTTCTTCGAAGGTCGCCCTAAAATGTTCTTGAGATATTTTTTTTCTGATCTCGCAATTTTTAAGGTATTTATGAGTTTCCCCAACAAGATCTAAATTCTCTGCTTTTCTCGCGCACTCCTCTAATGAATCATAATATAATGGATAATCCTTACCTAGGTATTCCATCACCGCAGGCAATGGATTAACAAGGAGCGGCGTTGCCCGCGCAATGCACTCTATCACTGCATTATTTGCGCTAGAATCATAAAGATCTAAAAAAACTATATTTTCAGAAAGAAGTATATCATAGTCCTCGTTGGAGAGGGAGCTACTTGTCTCCGTGTTGTCTATGTATTTTTGTTCTATTTCTATCTTATATATACCTTTTTCTTTCTGCAGCATCCCGTTTATTACCTCAAGCGGCCTAGCGGAAGAATAGGGTATCAACCTAAGCTTGGTGTATTGATTGCCTTGCGCGATTGGCACCGAATAAATGGAGTTCAGTTTCCTTAACCAATAACCAATGTTTACTATTCGTTTGTTTTTATTTTTTAAAAATTTATCATAGTCGAAAAGAGTTTCGGGTATTTCTGTTGGATGAATGAGTGAGCATACCGTTTTTCCCGTCGTTTCCCTTAGGTACTTTGCGTGGTACTCTGATAACGTGAACAACCCCGCACAATGCTCTAGGCTTTCTTGGAACTCGTCTCCCGCGATAATGTTCTGCAAGGAATACTTGTTGAAAAACCAAGGGGGCATGTTTTGTGGGTTATGGAAAAATCCGATCCAAGGAATCTTGTAGGGTATAACTTTTTTTTCTCTCCTGTGTTCTTCTAAGTGCCAAGCGAAATTATTCTCCAAGAAGCCGTCCAACAGAACTCCATTTTTATTGTGCAAAGAAGTTAACGCGCCCACGGCGTATCTCCAGCCGCTCCTATGGGAATCGAAAACGGTTTGTAAGCCTAAGTTTATTTTCCCCTTGGGGTTTGACGCTCCGAACTTAAAGTTCTCCTGTCTCCCTCCCCACCCACTATCTATTTGCTTTATGAATTCTAATATTTCTTTGTGTTTTTTGTTTTCGCTATTGGTTAGAAATTTAATGGTTTTTGATTTTAACCTTTTGTTTTCGACGTTAAGCCTCGCGTGTTTTTGTAAATTTTGATTTTCTACCGCGTGCACATGGATACTCTTGGGCTGAATTTTCGAGCTAAAGCTTTTTCTCCAAAACCCTATATTATGAAGCTTGTCAAAAAGCCCGACGTCGAACTTTTCACATATCTGATTCATGCATTCTTGTTCAAAAAAATCAGAATTATTTATATAAGCATCTTTCCAGAAATTTGGTAAATCCGAGTCCGCACAGAACACGTATCCCGCGTTAAAGAACCCATAGTCAATAGAGTTGCCCGCGTCAGACGAACCCGCCTTATGATAGTGTGGAGACAGAAAAATATCTTTATCAAATTTCTCCTGAAGGGAATCTAGCACAATCATATCACTGTCCAAAAAGAATACATTATCATGATTCTCTAGCGCGTAACTCATGCAATCCATTTTTTTTATAATACATTCTGGGCGATGGTAATCATTTTTTCTTTCGAAATTATATTTCTCATTTATAGAGTCTAGAGTTTTTTGTTCCATTTCGGCCCTAAAGAAAACATTACCCAAGTCCAAATTTAGACAAGATAGGAAGTACTCGGTTTCTTTATCGCAGACAACATATATAGGCTCATCATGGAACCCCCTTAAGCTTTTGATTAAAATCGCCGACTCTTCTTTCACTTCTTTCGTTGCCACGAAGCAAAAGCTTTGTATCTTGTGGTCAATTTCCGAGGAGCCTTTCCCTTCAAAAATTAACTTGTATGGATATTCCTTTTCGTAGATATCCGCTATCTTGTCTATAGCTTTATAAGCAGACGTTTCGTCTTCGGAATGTTTAAGCTTTATTGGGAAAAGCGTACTTGCAGAAGTGGTGTGCCGCTTTATTGTTTCGAAAGCCTCTCGGTCTTCTGAGTAGTCTGCGACAAAGAAAATCCATTTTTTACCAAGCATTTGTTCTTCTATGTCGTTCAGAAGTTCCGTGGTCTCTTCCGCGTTGCTTGCTGTATATAGACAGACCCTAAACTTGTCCGTTAAGTGTGATTTCTCGGTTTTGTTTAAAATAGATTCAAAAATTTTTGAATTTTTGGGTCCAAGTGTGCCGTCGCTTAGTCTGCGTAAGCCAATCTTCACCTCCCCTAGGGTTAGCGTGTCTGCTGTCTCTAGAGAGTCCATTCTGAGCCGTTAATTATTTCTAAAAATTCTTGGTGAGAATACTCTTTTCTTCCTATCAAATCTTTTGTAATTTCAAATATAAAGTTGGGCTGCTCTCCCTTGTATTTTACAAATGTTTTGCTCCGGTCTATAGAATACCTCATTGTTGATGGGCTGCTTTGCAGGACATCTGCGAAATCGATATAGTCTATTTCATCCGCGTCTAGTATAACATATTTTACGTCTTCTCTTAATCTCATTGTGTTTTTCTTTTATTTAATGATTTGGGTGATTTGGGCCAATAGCGCCGCCTTGACGCCATGGGTAATATATATGATTTAGTGCTAAGTAGTTTTGTCTTAATTCTGAGTGTTTTAGGGCTCTATCATAAACTAAAATGTGACCGACCCCGCCGTTTAGCGCGTAGTTTACCGACCCCAAGAAACCTTCATACTCTTCCGCCATCGCCATGGCGATTATCGACTGCGTTCCGCCAATAACCCCGGCAGGAACCATTTCTCCTCCGTGATTTGTGCCGGCTTGACAATTCGATCCCGGAATTAACCTTTGATAAACTCCATTTACATACAAAGTAATTCTATCCTTGTCCTGATAGGAACTTTCACCCTCGCCTATGATATTCCCCGTTTCTTTCACTAATGAAAACATATACCATTTATTAAACTCAAGCTTCTGTCCGATTGAACGGCGAGCACTAAACATTGGCATCGAGAATTGTAACGGGTCTCCGCAGAAGAGGGCAATTCTCATGCCTTGGGAGTCATTGTCCTCCATGATTCCAACTGAGCATCCGCCGTTGGAGTAGTCGTTCATGGCACCAACCCCAATGAGACCCTGCTGTCTTACACACGCCCCCTTGGACCCCGGGAATGAGCTTGTGAAACCCCAGATATTTAAGGTAAAATCACCTGCCGCGTTAAGCGTGAAATTATCTGAATACCCCCCATCGCATTGGTGTAAATGATTATCGATTCCATCCCCTACCATATACCCTTCGGAGGTAGTCGTCGGTCCTTCAAAATCGGGTGCCCCAGATTCTCCAGCTGGCGTCGTCTCCATGCTAATAAGACATAAATCCTCTCCCCCCTCCACTAAATTCTCGTATACATCTCCCCCATTTGAATCGTCGTAAGAATCGCTATTGTTCGGGTCAAAGTGGCCAATAAGATTTTTGCTTATGAGCCCTCCGCTATCTCCACCTTCGCCTACGCTTTTTGGCCTGAACCAATCGTCAGAGACAATTGAGCTAGACTTCTGCCCCAGTGCTCGTAACCAAGCAGTGCTTTTCCAATCTGTTATATGCATCCTTAATCCTGTATCCCGTATGCCGCTAAGACCCCGCTTGGAAGCGTATTGTGCTCATGAGGAGAAATCCCCGGGCCCCCTGTACCAAAGCAAGTAAAAACAAGCATGCCTGTTTTCCCAGAGTGAAAAGCTACAGGTTTTTCTCCTATGAATGAGAATTCATTCATGAAGCTCACGTTGTTACCCGTTGGACAGGTCACCATTATCGTGGCTGCTGCGCCAGTTGTAAACCCGGACATATTAAATCCAGTTATATCTCCCGTCACCATCATCTGTGAAAACGAGTGCTCAAAGCTTCCCGTAAATCCGCTTTGTTCAATCATGCCAATTCCGCTATCTTCCGAATTTGTTCCTCCGCTATAAATATGGTGACCCGTGTAGCCACCACCCCCTCCGCCGCCTCCGCCACCCCCGGCGCTGGCGCTATTATTTCCGCTTATAATTAATCTGCCCGTGTCACCTGTGATAATAATATTTCCGGCACCACTTAGGCTTCTGAATCGAAAAATACTTGTTCCATCTTCCGTTACGCCTATACCGCTGAATACGCCGCTTAGGCCCGTGGCCGAGTCATCAGTGCCTATATTGTGTCCCGTTGGAGATGGTTTTCCGGTGAAGTCTATCACCAAATCTCCTGTGTAGCCAGTAATCTGTATACCGCTACCACCCACCATTGATTTAAAAAGAAAAGTATTCTGAACTTTCACTATGAATAGCCCTGAGCCGCTTACGCCATCGCCGCTCACATTCCTCACCTCCGCCAGCTGGTTTGTGGAGGCAATGTCGCCGCTAATCATAAACCTATCTCCCTCCGAAGAAATAAATATTCCGTCCCCCGGGCTTCCTATTTTGAAAATATTCTCATAATCAGTATGAGCTCCGCCTTGTTCCCATCCTGATGTGCTTATTTGTTTTACAAATATTTGCTTATTTTTCTTTCCTAGATCCATCTTCTTCTTCTTATTTTAGATATTAAATTGCGTTCTTGCTAATTATTTTTAGATAGTAAAGGTATCATTCGGGTCTTCTACAAAGAATTGATTTTTTTCCCCGCTGTGCCTGTTGTAGTCTTCTCTTGTCGCTATATAATTTTGTATAATTCTGTTAATTCCTATGTTCCCGCTATATATCATAATTTTTCCGAACTTCGCGCCTGATCTAGCATACTCATAGCTCCTTTCAATGACCTCTGCTTCCACTTCGTATTGCGAGTAGCTTGCACCTATGTATATCGGGGTACTATCGCCGTTTATCTCAAAGGGCCCGTTATCATTCTTAAGGGGTTGGATCTTACCGTCGACGGCCATCGTCCAACTCCTCGCGGCGTTTTCAATGGTCCTAGTGCCATCTTGTCCATACGCAACGAAATACCACCTCTCTTTTTCTATTGTCTTGAGATATGTTTTGGAAGTTGTTCCCCCCGCATTTTGTCCAAAGTCGTAATTATATCCCGTCTGAAATGCATACGCTGCGACTCCACCCCAGCTTAAGCTGGGTGACTGTGGCCCGCAGCTAAATATCATACTGCCGCTGCTGTTCCAAGATTGCTCAGGAAAGTTTACCCACATGCATACCGTCCAAGAACCTGCAAAATTCAAATTAAGGCCTGTCTCTTCGCCGTAGCTAAGCGACTCTGTGGGCCCCAAATAATCATCTACCCCATCTGCCTCAAAATAACGAGTAAGTCTAAAATCTGCCGAGCCGCTTGTCTCGCTATGGAAACCCGCTCCATTTACATACCCGCTGTTGTAAGACATCCCGTTATGGATAACTAAATGAGGATATTCATCGCTAACAAGATTCTTGTATTCCGCACCTACAACAGTACTTGTATCATTTGGGGCAAAATATCCAACTAATTTTGTGCCATCAATTGGCGCTCCCAATTTTCCTCTCTCCGCCCTCCCAAGCCCCGGTAAAGGAGTCCCGTCACCAGAAAATATTCCTGATGGTATGCTTCCAATAAGCGCGCAATTCCGTGGCTGTGTAGAGAACATGTTAAAGCGTGTAGTCTGATTCGGCCCAATGACACACACAAGAGCCGGTAGTACTACCATACGCGGTTATCGTTAACATTCCGACTTTTCCTATTTCTAAGGTATGAGGCTCAATTCCTATAAAGCTAAAATTGTTTCCGCTTAAGAACCTAAAGTAATTCTCACCCACAGAATAAGCATCTACCGCGGTAACCTGAATCGTTATTGAGCGCCCCGCTTCTATGTTCACCAAGTTAAGTCCGTGAGCATGGTATGATAAATTAAACTTCTTTAAATTGCTGCCGGCCATATTAATATTGAAACTGGAGCCCCCTGCGCCTATAGCGTATGGATCTGGTGCCCACCCCGTAGACTTGAATTCACCCAAGTCTTCTACGCATTGATTAACCTGTCCACAGAATGTCAAATCTCCCACGGAGGAGCCAGCGTCATGGACATCAAATATTGTTTCACCCGCGTCATCTGTTATGCTCAAGCCTGATACGAGGGTCCCAGATTGTCCAGAGAACAAAGTGGTTTGAAGAACTGGTGAGGTTACTTTAGCGTTGGAAAGAGTTGTTTGTCCTCCCTCTTCGCTTTCGGTTGATATAGATATCTCTCCTTCGCTGGTTGCCCTTAGTGTCGTAGCCTCTGACGCTGAATCACCAGAGAGCCTTAGGTCAGCTAAGGTATTGGGAGAATAACCCGTTACGGGTGTTCCGCTTAGTGTTACTTCGTTTCCTGTTTTGGGCGCGCTTATCCTAAGGTTATGATCGTTATCGAATCCTATATGTACTGCACCGCTCATGCCTACGCCAGACATTACCAAACTGTTATTGTTTAAATATAAACTATTCCAATATAAATCAGGAGTACCAAGATCTGCTCCTCCATCCCACTGAGGAGAAAAGTGCATACAATTCTCGTGCAGGAAAATTCCATGGAAAGATGTGTCTACTGCCGGCGATCCCATGTAATCTGACCATGAACCTAATGTATCATAGTAGCCAGTTGGTGAAGTTATTATCCCATTACCGCCCTCAAACGTCATTGGGTCATACGTGCCAACACTTATTTTTGCGGGGGGATGGCCCAACGCACCCGTGACATGTATTCCTCGGGTTTCTAAATTATTAATATACCCGTAGTCCGCGAGAACTTCGAACCACCATTTACCATTTTCAAAATTTCCGGGCTCGAAGCCTTCTTCGCCTTTATCACCAAGGCTATAAGCTCCGCTTTGGTGGGGAATTAAACTTCCGCTGGAATAAATGTCTCCCCTCACATCCAGCGTTCCAGACATGCCGGTGAGCAGTTCCCACGCTTGCGTTGAGCCAACCTCCATCCCGAAGAATTCCCCAACGCCTATTGAGTTAGAACGCGTAAAGCACCCGCAAACCGCTTCGTAAGCCAGCCCTTGCCAAAGCGCATTTGAACCAGACAATGAACCGGGACCAAGGCGGTCTCCCTCCAGACTCAGGACAATATCGCCACCATGGAATTGAAATGCGCCAGTATATCCTGTGGCCGGAGCTCCTGCGCCGCCACCGCCGCCTTCTCCAGCAGCGCCTGATCCCCCTGAGGGGCCTGCTGGAACGAAAGAGACTACGGTTTCCCCGGAATGAGTAAACACGCCTCCATCAACATCTCGGACAGTGTTACTTGACGAGGATTTCCATGTAACTCCTACGCTATGATGGTAACCATGGTACGCAGGCTCGCCAGTAATCAAAAATGCAGCCCAATTTACATTGACTTTATCTCGATGGAATAATTTTAATATGCCTCTATTTGCTACATCACCATAGTTTCCAAAATCATCAAGCCACTGAGAGGCATCTCCCCCGCGATAATTAGTATGAGATATATCTATGCCCGACGTATCACGCATATCATCATTCGGGGTCACAAGCTTAAGCCCGCTGGTTCCCGGTCCCTCGGACCAAAGAGCTTCTGAATACCCGCTATTAAAATAGAAACTAAAACTATATCCCCCGAAATCTCCGGTTGCTCCCGTTGCTCCCGTAATACCCGCCCCCGTGGCCCCCGTGACCCCTGTAGCGCCAATGCTCCCTACCTGCCCGGTGGGGCCAGCAGGAACAAAAGAGATCACGGTTTCCCCGGAATGAGTAAACGGGAAGTTCTCCTCCGAAGAGGTTCTCCATGAAGCTCCTATGTTTACCCAAGGTGCTGACGTTTTGGGCATGTTGTAGCGAACCGTGGGATTACCAGTAATCGTAAATGACATCCAATTTTCATTTACTTTATCTCTTGTAAATATTTTTAATATACCTCTATTTGTTTCGTCACCATAACTTCCAAAATCTAGAAGCCAACCAGAAACGGCACCTCCGCGATGATTAAAATAAGATACATCTATGCCTGTCGTGTCGGGTGGAATAGCTGAGGCGAAGAGCTTAAATCCGCTGTCTCCCGGCCCATCAGCCCAATGAGCCGCTGTGTACCCGCTGTTATAATAGAAACTGAAACTGTCTCCACCGAAGTCTCCTGTTCCCTGCCCCGCCGCGCCTGTAGCGCCTGTAGCGCCTGTGGGTCCCGCTACGGTACTATCTGCGCCGGCTGGTCCCTGTATGCCTTGCGGTCCTTGCGGTCCAACTTGCGCATAAGACATTATTACCGGTTCTCCACTAAAAAAGGCTCCAGTATAGCCAGTGTAGGCCATCCCAGAAGAGACCCCCGTAACGGGTATTATGTTGTACCCTGTTATGTTATTTCCGGTTTGGAACGGGTCTCCCGAGTGGTGCACGATAGATCCAGTTATTTTATAAACTACAAATTGCGAAGAACCGGTTGCGCTATAGATTCTTAGTCTTCCTTTTATGTCTCCATCTGCATCGTCATCAAATGACTGTACCCATCCCGATATATCTATCATATCGATTTGCTGATCGTCTACGTGTATACCTGAAACTTTTAGATAATCTATGCCAGAAGGTAGAGCACGATTATGTGGAGCCTGAGCAAAACCTAAGTACCCAGATCCGGGGTCTTGATATCCACTATTTGCATACCCAGAGTTGAACCAGAACATCATGCTGTCGCCACCAAATTGTCCTGTCGTGCCCGTATGGCCCGTGGCCCCGGTTGCGCCTGTGGCTTGTATATCTAATGGGCCTATATTCCCCGGAAGGTCGGTAAGAAAATAGACCCCAGTTCCAAACCCGCTTACTCCCGTAATAGATATGCCCGTCGCGCCTGTGACCCCCGTTGCTCCAACTGGTCCCGGATGTCCCGGTGCTCCGCTAGCTGCTGGCGCAAAACTTACGGACACTTCTTCAAGGTTCGTAAAGGAATCGCTATGAGCTATATAGTGAACATTAAGTTGTTTAGCGCCGCCCAAGTCGGTGTTGTCTGTTGCTATTCTAAATATGGCCCATTTTTCCGCAGTGCTTGTGTCAAAAATTTTGAATCTTGAGCCTGTTACGTGGTCGAAAGAACTAATCCAGTCGATTACTGAATCTCCTCCCCTTTCCAGATTGTCAATAATAACCTTCTGGACGTTTGGATAAGTTGTAGTATCAAACCTTATGTTCCCATTTCCGGGATCGGCAACACTCGTGTCAGTGCTCCAATTAAAATTAAAAGTATCTCCGCCAACAAAGCCTTGGATTCCTTGGTCTCCTTGAATCCCTTGAGACCCCTGAATGCCTTGGACCCCTTGAGGACCTGTGCTTCCCAGACCTCCCGGCATTCCAGAGATTCCCGTAGTTCCTTGTATGTTTATTGGCCCTAGAACGCCTCCTCCGGAGACAAAGAAGCTTGTCCCTGTCCCACTGCCACTTACGCCTGTAATGTGCGGCCCTATGGGTCCTACGGCCCCCGTGGCCCCCGTGGCCCCGCTTGGTCCTTGGATTCCCTGAATTCCTTGGTCACCTTGGTCGCCTTTGTCGCCTTTGTCGCCTTGGGCCCCTTGGGGACCTGTGCTTCCTAGACCTCCCGGCATTCCAGAGATTCCAGATAAGCCAGATAAGCCAGATGGGCCCTGTATATTTATTGGGCCAAGAGTTCCGCCGCCAGATAATAAAAAGCTTACCCCTGTTCCGCTCCCGCTTATGCCGGTGATTCCAATACCACTAGTTCCGGCGGCTCCTTGATCTCCCTGATCACCTTGAGCGCCCCCCGGCCCTGTCGGTCCAGTATCCCCTTTCGGCCCTTGCGCTGCTGGCGCAAAAGTCATTGCCACTTCTTCGTCTGCGACAAAAAGATCGCTATGGCCTATATAAGTGACATTAATTTGAGTATAACCGACCTTCGCGGTGTTGTCTGAAACCACCTTGAAAACCGCCCACTTCTCTGCGTCGCTGGAAGAAAAAACTTTTACTCTTGATTGATAAACGTCATCTAAGGAATTGACCCAGTCAGATATTGAGTCTCCACCCTTTTCTAAATCATCGACGTATATTTCGGTTGTGCTTGTGGGGCTAGAATTCCCAAATTTTAAATATCCATTTCCGGGGTCTGCATCTATTGTATCCGTACTAAAATAGAACTGAAAAGTGTCTCCACCGACGAGACCTTGATCTCCTTGACTGCCTTGTGGTCCCGTTGGTCCCGTACCCCCGGCGTCGCCTTGTGGCCCCGTGTCGCCTTTTAACCCTGATATCCCACTAACGCCTGTTGCACCGCTTGGTCCTTGTATGTTTATTGGCCCGAGGATGCCTCCTCCGGAGACAAAGAAGCTTGTCCCTGTCCCACTGCCACTTACGCCTGTAATGTGCGGTCCTATGGGTCCTAAAGCCCCTACAGCCCCCGTGACCCCCGTGGCCCCGCTTGGACCCTGAATACCTTGGTCGCCTTGGTCGCCTTGGTCACCCTGAACGCCTTGAATGCCCTGTTCCCCCTGCATTCCAGAAATACCCGAAATGCCAGTAGCCCCAGAAGGGCCCTGAATGCCCTGCATTCCAGAAATACCCGAGGCTCCTGTAGCTCCACTCGGACCCTGAATGCCTTGGTCGCCTTGGTCACCCTGAGAGCCTTGTTCTCCTTGCATCCCAGAAATACCAGAGACTCCAGTCGCTCCACTTGGACCAACTGGGCCAGTGCCAGACAGGCCTGATATACCCTGCATACCAGATATGCCAGATGGTCCCGGAGGACCTTGAGGACCAACCATGATAACCTGCGCTTGATCAACCTTGGCGCTGGTTACCGTAGCAGAAGATGAAGATTGCTCTATGGAAGCGCCTATAGAAGTTGCAGCTTCTACACTTGCACTTGTCTGCGTAAGCTGTACGGATACTTCCTTTTGAGCCATTTATCGTTCCCTACTGTAGTGATATTGTCACTTCTGGAACGACATTGAAATACCCCCTTACCACCTTTTCAGCTTCCCAATCGCCAGACGCAATAGGAACAGTCCTATATCTTTCGACATCATACACGCCTTGTACCACGGGCACGCCAGAGGTATCGGTTGGCCTGATGTAAACGTCAATAAACCCGCTTGCGCCAAGGGTGGCATCAGAGTCGTTTCCAGAAATTACCTTTGGATTTAGATTTAACAGTGTACCAGTGCTTCCATACCCCATTCGGGCAACACCCCTCGCTGAATATCCGCTTAAATTTACTGGATTTTCGTCTGAATCTGTGACCTTAAATCTGAGATCTAAAGTGTCTCCCTGCACGAGGGTAATGTCATAAGTGGTAGCCATGGTTCGTCACTATTATTTATAATAGAAGAAATCGAAACCTTATCCAAAAGATTATCTACCTTCTTTTAAAATATCCCACACTTTTTTGGGGATTTTACTCATTTCTTCTTCCTTAGTTGGCGTAGAAGATCCGACATTTGGCTTTCTGTAGACGTTTACATGTCTATTGAATTCTTTCACAAGTCTTCTCTCCAGCATATCTCTGCTATCAATGGGAATTATACCCACTTCTGCTGCGTGTGCGTGGAGGTCTGTGAGAGAAAACTCGTCTAATTCTCTTTGATACTCCTCTTCGTCTAGCGTACCGTATTTATCATTTCCCGTATCCCCCCAAATTTGATCTAGCGTCGTGGGTTGGAATTCTGGCTCTTCTGTCTTCCCATGGGTTTGGGATAATTCAGAAGTTTTACGGGGTTTTTTTTGCGTTTTTGCCTTAGAAGCCTTAGGTTTTTCCGTGTTATTTTTTTTCCTTTTCATACCTTTTTCCTTACCTAGGGTTACACGAAAAAAGACCCGGAGGGAATCCCTCCGGGCCTTAAATCTATTCCGAACAATTAGCCCAGAATCAGTCCAACGACTGCGCGTCCATCCAAGCAGAGTCTGCCTTCCTCAAGGAAGCCATACCAGCCTGTTTTGTCAGCACGAGTGGCGTAGAATTGGTCATCGGGCAATGCCGCGAAGGTTCCACCACTTTCAGCTTGACGAGCAACTGGACGAACAAACGACTCGCGACTCAGGTCCAACCCAACAAGAACTTGATGGGAGGCTGTTGCGAAGTTGGAAATGCTGTTCGTGGAACCATCAAGGTTCGTTGCAGCAGAGCCAACACTGTCGAAGAACGTCTCGAATAGCGCGTTGTATCTTTCGCTAAGACCGAGCTCAATGAGCTCATGCAGCGCCACGCCGTAGATCTCAGACATTCCGGCGGAGTTCCAGACTCCCATCCGTGCCGCGTCGGGCAAGTTCTGAGCGTTTGTGGCTGTTGCCGAACCGTCAGTGCGAATTGCGTTGAACGCAAAAGCGCGAACTTGAGCCATTACTTCTGGACTCATCCAAAGGTCAGTAAGACCTCTGCCGATCAGACCAGCGGGAGTACCGCCAGCAAAACCAACATTGATTCTCTTAACTCTGGTAAGCAGATCGTTAAGGTCAGTCAGTCTGAACTCAGCGGTTGCACCAGTGTTTCTCGAAGTCAACACGTGACGTAGAGAACCACCTGTTCCAGCAGCAACAGAGCGGCCATTCTTCGTGGCTCCCTCCGCGAGGGCCTTCATGATCACTGACCATGCGTTGCGCTCTTGCTTAATGAGTACCTCTTGCGCCATGCGCTCAATAGCCTTCGCCACAACGTCCAGACGCGCTTTGCGCGCATAACGTTTGTGAAGGTGAACGGCACTGTCAAGACGGTAAGTCATGAGCTTTAACTCTTGGATCGGAACCATCGCGTTGGATGACGGAAGACCGCCAGCAACGTCTTGGGACCAAACGCTGATAAAGCCCTTGTCCGTATTGTAATATAGGTCAAGTGGGTAGCTCGGATGATCGTCTTCGTCGAATACGGTATCAGTATAAATGGCGCTAGACGTTCCAGCCTCATTCAAAACCTTACTCACGACGGGACCGATAAATGCAGCAAAAGCTTCGTTGGCTTCTTGAGAAATCGCAGGATTTCTAGAGCCAAGCGCTCTTACGAGCTCTACTTGTTCCGGTGTTTCTTTTAATTTAAGCTTCATAGTAAATTTCCTCTCTTATTTAATATTAAAGTTCCAGTTTGATCAGGAGGTAACCATCGACGTCACTGACACCGAGTGATTTGCCAACTAAATGGTTAGCGCTGTCCTGATTTAGCGTTGTGATCTCGCCATCGTCAGCAGTATAGAGCTTGGTGTTGGCGTATGCAACCGTTCCGATTGTGTCTCCAGTATATAGGAATACTCCTCTGGTTACCACAGGGACGGTTTGTCCGCTGATCACCACTTCCATTTCAGCCGCCTTGCGGGGGTTGAACTTCAGTAATTCTCCGTTTTCATCGACCTCTTGAATGTCGTGCAGCATCATGCCTAGGGCAACGTTACCGCTTGACGCAAGGGCCACCTTTGCTACTGTTCCGTATCTCTGCGAAACAGTGCCGTCGTAGGAAGCTCCGGGGCTTCCGAGCATTTCGACAGGTTCGGATGTATTATCCCATCCCTGTACTACTTTAACAATTGATCCACGAGGGATTTTGTCACCCGCACTTACGCCAATAGCACCGCTATAGGCGTAAAGGTTGATAACATCATGCTCATCGTAAATTCTAAATGGTTTTAGATTAATAGCCATAATTTATTTCTCCTTTTTTCTTAATGTAAAATTTAATTATTCTTTCAATTCCCATTGGTCTACGTCAAAAGCTCTTCTGAACTTGTCGTGTACAGTGGGTTCTTCGGCTGGTGTAGAAACTGGAACCGTAGACGCTTCCGCTTCAGCATTTTCCAAAGCCTCCGTAACAGCTTCCTCGGTTTCCTCGGACTCTTGTTTCGCGTTGGTTTCGGAAGTCTCAGCTTCCTTTTCAACGGGGGTTTTGGTCTCTGCTGCCACGGCAACTTCTTGCGCTTCGGCCTCTTCAGCCAGCAACTCTTTATTTTTGTGACGAATAAGGGTGGACATTTTCTTTTGGTATGTCTCAAACCCGTCATCATCCAAATCCTTTACGTCTGACGCGATAACTTCTCGATCTTCATCGTTAAGCTCGTAGACGTCGTCCATGTGGGCCATACGTTGGTTAAACTTCTCTTCGGCCTCCTTTGCCTCTTTCTCGTCAACGAGTTTGGCAATTTCGGTCTTGAGGGTATTAAGCTCCTCGTGGGTGTTCTTCTCTGCTTTCTCGATTTTGTCATTGGCCTCTTTGGCTGCCTTTAGCGACTCGTTAAGTTCGGTTTTTTCGGCCTCATACTTGTCGACAGACTCTTGGAGTTCCGTTTTGATAAAATCCGTGATAGCAGAAGCGGAAACTTCCTGTAGGCTCTCATCAGTGATATCTTTCAAACTGTTTATTTTCATAGCTAGTCTCTTTTCTTTGATTACATTGTTTATATTGGTTTGTGAAATATTTTCTTTATTTTTGGTTTCTGGGTTAATCTGCTTGTTTTTAGCAAGATTCTCCTTTGCTTCCTCTTTTTTGACGAAGACGCCTTTCACATCCGCTGCCGGAGTTTCCGTAAGTCCTATCCCAAGGGGAATGACCGTGTTGATTACTTTGCGGTAAATAAATTTACCATCATCAAGTTCTCCTGATCCGCCAAAAATTTTTAAATTTTCTTTCAATGATTCTATCTGTTCCGGGTCGTCAATGACAACCGCGTTTTCGATATTCTTTTCTTCTCCTGCTAGAACCAATAAGTTGTAGTCTGTGAAACCCAACTCCCAACTCGCTGAAATTTTCATGAAGTGTTCGCTTGTTGGATCGTTTGATTCTTCTATGATATCAGATAAGTCGTTATTTACTACTTTCCACACTATTCCGCCGAGGGTAATGTTAAATGGCTCATTTCCGCTTGCCACCTTATCCTTATCTACTAGAGCATCCGTTCCGAACTCGCTGAACCCAGCGGTAAGGATGGTACCTATTACTCTTTGTCTGTTATGTTCAATATTTATAGGTTTGTTAATGAACGATTCAAAAATTTCTACAGCCGTTTTCGTGTCAATGACGTCCCCATTCCTATTAACCCTATTGGCTACGCAAGCATTGAAAGCGATGGGAAGGAGGTCGATGTTTTTGGAGGTATCAATTTCCGGGATGAAATTCGACACGTCTAACGTGCTCGCCATAGCAAGGTACTTGTCCTTCTCTTCTGATACTAAGGGTCTTATGACCGAGCTAAATATTGTGGTGTGTTCGAATTTTTTCATTGGCTTATGATTGTAAATAATAAGTTACTAAAATAGAATAATTGGTGTTCGAATTATTCAGTTTCATTTTCAATGCGTTTCCGGCTGTTAACTTAAGTGGGCCAGACAGGTTCACTGAGGCTACCCCACCCGCCGCTACGTATAAGTCTGCAATCTCTGTTGAGTCATCCTGAACGGTTACCGTTCCTGCTGTTCCCTTGCTTACAACGATATCCGTTATTACAATTGAATCAGTACTTACCGAAGGGGCCGCAATCACTGCCGCTGCTGTGCTGATGTCTGACCCTTTCTTATATGCATAACTCAGCCCCGCTGCAATGCCGTCATGCTTAAAATCGCTTTCTTTTCTTGCCATAATAAAATATCCTCTTCTTATTAATACACCTTATTAATTGGTGAATACTCTTCTAAATACAGATCTTCTAGGTTATTAAAGCTCACTCTCATGTTATATTTCTCAATGTCTTGGTCTGCTTTTTCGAAATTTGGCTCCTCTGCCTTCTCTAAAAAAGCATTAACATTAGCCATCCCCCATTGGTTGCATGTTTTTTTTGAACCTTTTGGGCGTAAATTGACACCCTGCCTGTATGCTTCTTTTATTTTTGAAAATTGAGCTTTTGTGTTAAATTCGGAGTTGTGATCTTTCTGTTTTTTTCTTAAAACCCCAATTATCTTACTAGAATAATCTATAGCCTCTTCTTGAGATAAAGCAGCTTGAGCTTTCTTCTTGGCGGGGGCGGGTATACATTTTCCGCCCTTCTCTACGTACCCTTTGTTGCAATTGGGTGGATAGCCAGCCTTTTCGTCAGCCTCCACAAGAGGAACCTCGTTTACCTTTTCCCAGAGATTAGAGTATAACTCTTTCTTCTTTTTGGTGATAAAAAGTTTTTCTTTCATTTTAGCGCAACGTGAATTCAGACCCGTTAGAACATATTACACAAAAATGATTAGATATTAAAAATTATATTTTTTTTAAGAGCAATATTTTGCTTATCTTGGTGTACCTTCCGAAAAAGTTATCTATGTTTACATCTATCGGAAAGCAAAGCCAATGTGCGTCAAGAATCTCCCCCCATACAAGAACGAGTGCTACGTCCTTCTTTGGGTCAAGCTCATTTAGCTTATCAGCAGCTATTACTTTGTAGCCATATTTTTTGCATACGGTTTTTATTTCGCTAGGGAGAGTTATCTGTAGTGCGCCGTGGTGAAGCATGGAAAGAAGAAGCCTCGTGCCGTTTCCGGTGTCTTGTATATCTCTACTTATCTGAATTCTATTTATGGGATTCTCTAAGGCTTCGAAAGCCTTTTCTAAAGCGATGGGGCCACAAGCATTGAAGTGCGATATATAATATCCTAGTTCGTCTTTCTTGGTTCTGTCTGGATGAAATATAGCGCAGCTTACATTCAATAAGCATATTGCTATTACCCAAAGTATAGTTCTTCTTAGTTTTACCATAGTAAAAAAATTAAATTTAAACCGATGCTTACTCCCAGCGCTCCCGCCATAACCGCTAGCATGATTCTGGCGTCGCAAACTGTAGATTCATTTTTTTTCTTTGTAACGAGTTTTTTCTTTTGAGGGGATTTCTTCTCTGGGCGCGTAATCCACCAGTCTCCATTTTTAGTTTGGAAAGCGTAGGTGGTTTTTTCCTTGTCCCACCACCTGTAGGATCGAGATTTGTCGAGGATCGCAAGTTTCATTACGATTCTCCTATATTAATTTGTCTGGGTCGATTGGCTCAGGTCGCTGTGGTGGTGCAATTTTCGGCGGCCATTCTTTTATACTCTTTAAATATTCTATTAGCTTTTGGACCATGGCTTTTTGAAATTCAAGTTCGGCGGAGAGGCTTTGAATAGCTTCGCCTGCCCTTTGTAAAGTGTTTTCCTGTTTGGTATTTAATTTTCTTAGGCTGTGATTTATTTCGCCTTGGAAATCAATAAAGTCTCCTTGCTCTTTATTAATCTGCCTAGCTAAATTAAGATTCCCCTCGACGCCGATGACATCTTTTTGGATTTCTAAAAGGTTAATTGCGTAGTCGGCCTGATATTTTAGACCCAACCCTATAAAAAGAATCGCAGTAACTAATACTGCATATATAGATTTTATGTTATCGTTTAGGAAGTTTGATGTTCGTTTCAGGAGATTTCCAGCTTTCTCCCTTAGTATCTTTAGGGCTTTCATCTTTTGTATTTACACAAATAAACCCAAAAATCATAACAAATAAACAAAGTATAAACATCACAATGTAAAATTGAGGAGTTCGGTCTTCCGGAGGATATCTCTTCCAGCTACAACCATGTGGCTTTGGCATGATGTAACCTTACACAATTTTATCTAAGTATTCTGTGCTTTATAACTTTTTTTGTCTTTTTGTCAGAATAAAGAAATACTATTTGATCCCTACCCTCCATTGGGTTGAAATACTTCACCCACTCTACATGGAAAGGGTACCTGTCGGAGTTCCTGTAAAGGTCGGTGAGGTCCCAGCTTCCGTCCCTTTTTTTGTGCGGCTTTTTTTTATAGTTTTTTTTCACTTCTTCTTTTTCTTTTTGCCCGCCGGGTGTTCGGGCATCATCGCTCTGATTTCGTCGACCAGCCCCGACTCTAGACATTCGTCTGCATCTATCCACCAATCTTTGCGATCCCAGTTTCTTTTAATTTTTTGTTTAGATAATTTAGATCTGGAAACGAAAATATCAAGACAACGTTCTTCAATTCTCTTAACTAGCTTCACCTCGTCCTCTACTTCATAGGTTTTGCCGATTGCCCCGAAAGCTGCTCTGTGGATCATCATCCATGCTTGGTGGCCTATCCACCTGATATCTCCAGCTTGCAAAAGGATACCAGCCATGGACGCAGCCATTCCTAAAGAACCAGTTATAACTTTGTGTCCTTGGGATCTCATTTCTTGAAGAAAATCAAACAATTCGAAACCATCAATAATACTTCCTCCGGGTGACGAAAAGATAATCTCCATATCACATTCTGGATCTAGGCGGTGCCATTGCGTAAGCTTGCTCATGCATGCCTGCACAGAGTTAGAGTTAACATCTTTATTAAATCTGTAAAGATGATTCTCCTCGTCGGTTGTGAGTTCTTTTTTTCTTGAAATATAAGCCTTCTGGTACTCGATTTCGACTTTACCTGCTTCGGCAAGGAGTTTTCTTGTCTCTGCGTCCTGCCTTCTTATTTCAGATTCAGATTTTAATACTTCCGCCTCTTTAATCTTAAGGTCGGCCTTGATTTCTTCTTTTGTTCTTTTTTCTTCACTCATAATGCGTTTCTCCAAGTGACCTTATCAAAAAAAGGCTACACAAGTGTTTACACCCGCATAGCCCTGTTGCTTTAAAAAGCTTTTCGTGTAGAATTAATCCTTGGGTATGCCCCCTGCGTACCAACCCTCCGGCAGCTTAACTTTATTCTTACTAAGCACCCATTCTCCGTTTTTAAGTATATAGCATTTTCCGGTTACATTTGGGCCAATTCTTATCATGTCTGCGCCAGTATCAACAAACACTACACGAGTGCTTCCGCACCCCATAAGGAGAAACGCAAAACTAAGAATCGTCAGATTTTTCAATAGGTTCTTCATCTTTTTTGTTTTTTGACTTCTCAAGCTGCTTGTTTATTCTATCCCGCCACCTATCTCTTAGGGACTGAGGTATATCATCCGCGTCTGAAGCTTTAGTATCTTTCTTTACTTCCGCCGTCAGCCATTCTAAGACGGCTTTTATAAGTGCCGTCAGCCAAGCCATTTTGGATTAACCCTTCTTGGCGAGACCTCTAGACACTGTGTATCCGACTGCTGCCAGCCCAGAAACCACCATGCCAAAGACTTGGTTCGCTGTTCCACTGGCCTCTGGATCGAGCACATCTGCTCCCCAGAGCAATGATCCCAATGCGACCACCACTGTCAACCAGAATTCCGTAGTTTTCCAACCCGGCTTCACTTCGTTCTTTTTTACTGCCATAATATTATTCCCTTAATCTGTTCAATTATAAATGGTAATTGCGAAAAATACCAAATTTATACTCCGAGCTTCTTGAGCTCCTTAAGTTTTTCGTCAGGGCTCGCTAAGCCACCAATTGTTGTAAATACGGTGAGGCTATCTTTGTCTCCGGAATAAATTCCCCTGTGTACAACGTTCCCAGCGGCAAGCATCCGACACAGCTGGTCAAAGGCTTGATCTAGGTTAGCTTGAGGTATATTGTCTAATTGATTCTGTCCACCAACGACAATTGCTCCAGCGCAACTACCAGTAGATAAGTCTATTCCTCCAGATAATACTCCACTATTGAAATTGTCTCTTACAGCCCTAGAGATACTGACGGGATTTTCCCAATCATTAACTGGTGCTGCTCCAAAGACCATGAGTCCTGAGTCTAGGACGTTCTTATAATCATTCGCGTCAAATGCGGTATAAGAGCTATCTCTAGCCGCAGTCAAATTAAATAGATGGAAAAGCCCAGCCATACTCATATTAGCGGTTTGCCAAAAATTCGATACCACAAGGTTCGGGTATACTTTTCCTATCCTTTCGTTGTCGATGACCACCAAAGGAGAAACCACGCCTTCCTTAACTAACGCATAGACGCTTTTTAGGCAATCATGAGCATTAGCGTTGACCTTCTTACCTTCTGAAGCTTTCGGTAAAGCTAAGATTACTCCTACTTTAGAAGTGGAGCATCCGAGTGTCTCTTGTAGCTCTTTAGCTGCGCGAACCAATGGTACCACAGTACCACCTCCGGTTCCGCCACCAGCGCCTGCACAGACCATAATTCTATCAAGCTCTTCGCCAAAAGAGTACCTCATGAAATCTATTACATCTTCTTTTCTTTCTGCGAATACCTTTCTGGCGACTTCAGGGTCTTTCCCCGCTCCTCCTTCACCAATGCAAAGTTTATTGTTTAAATTAACCGTATTTAAATCCTGCTCAGCGGTGTTTAGAACCGCAATTTTTCTATAACCCAAACCGTGAAAAGTCTCAGCTATTCTTGATCCCCCTTGTCCAGCGCCGATAAATGCAAATTTGAATGCTACATCAATTTCGTCCTTCACTTCGACTGTCTGCTCCGACTGTGGGGCAGGCATGGGGATGTCTGGCAGGGATAGATCTGGTCCAGATGGGTTATTGTAGCCGACTACCCCTTGTCCGGCTTGGCCCTCTATGGGCAAGTCTACTTTTATAGAATTATCGTTTTGTTCTTCCATGATTAACCTTTATTTTTTAGCCTTTTTCCTAAATGTCACCCCTCTTGCATCTCGTCTTTCGGCAGCTTTAAGAAAGCGGGGGTGTACTCTGTCTACAAGGTTTTTCAGCCTGAAAACCCAAAAACCAAGACCAGCATTCACCAAAAGACTTAAAATTAACAGTTCCAGCATGCTTCTCTTATTACACCTTAAAAGTTAAAACCAGAGAAGGCAAATCCTGTTTCGAATACCATTCCACTCATGAAGATACCCTTCCCTCCGACCCCTTCTGCTACATCAGTTATAAAATTTAGCTCTACCTCTCTCCCTTGATTTACTTGGTTTGTAAAAGAAAAATTATCCAAATTTGACCCAAGAACATCATACCTAAGCCTTACGTCTTGCTCAAAACCCGGACACCACATCGTAGGAGCCTTACATTCAAAGACTAAATCATATGGATAATCTTTTGATATGAAATTATGTAAATCGCCTGTTCGGGTTTCCCCCACCAGTCCCTTTATTCTAGTCGTTACGGTAATTGGGTATTTTATGGGTCGGTCTATAGGTAGTTTATGACCCAACCCTTTCCACGCGTGTCTATTTATTTCAATTGAGATGGCTGCGTTTTGAACGCTAAGATCTCTATAATTTATACCGGCGTCCAGTATGTCTTCTTTTTCTGTTCCATATAGGGGCGCGGTTATTCTAAGGTTCATGTCCCCTATTCTTAGTGGCTCAGCTACCCCTGATACATTACCGCTGACTTCACCTTTAAGTTTCGGAATCGTGAAAATGTTATCATTTACAGGAGTAAAGTCTACGGTTTTCATTGCGGGAATAAACCCTGACCCACTCGAATGATACTGTATGTTCGCGCACTGATACGACGTGTTGACAACTATGGGGCTATTGAGGCTAAATTCTACATCATATTTAGCCAAGTGGCAGTCACCGAAAGATACACAATGGATTTTCTCGTATTGCTCGTCTGGGATGTCTTTCATATCCGTTCCTTCGGGGGCTATACCTAAAAACAAATTTCTTTTATCCCTATCAGAATATGGCCAAGCAGATGTAAACACCTTATTGTCCACGGTATTAAATCCGCTATACACTGGATAACTTTCCCTACTGAGCATTCCGGATAAGCAAAATATCCCAGTATTGTTTGCGTGAAGTGGATCCGTCCAAGAGTACCCGGTGTGAAAATTGACGTCGAACCCCATTCTGATTTCGTTTTTTAAATCAGAAGCAATATACGAAAAATTTACATTAACATCGGGAGGCGTAATGATAGCTCTTTTCACGGTCTCCCTTCTACCGAGTTCACTTACCGGAACTCTATTGTTGATTATCTCATAGTCTAAAGATTGAAGGCCGTTGAGTTGCTTAAGTAAATTGGTGGAGTTCACATTACCGGTAGGATCGCCACTCGCATTTATGAAGTGATAACCGGTAGACGGCGCAGGACCCACGTATAGAGCCTGAGATTGTGAAGTTATCCTTACTCTTGACATGGGTCAACTTCCGATCTGCTTGCATGTAATATTCCTGCCAGATATGAGTCAACTTGATGTTCGCATGCTATTTCGTTAATAGAGTTTACCGCTTCTTTATTCGTGTCCTTGGGGGCTTTTATATATTTTCTTATATAAGTTACCTTGTTCCAATTCTTAGAATCCTCATTCGCAATCACTAGCTGCGCTATATTTTCGACCACCTCCATTTGCAGGGTATCCAATTTCTTAAGCTTGAATTTCTTTTTCAGTTCTATTTCTATTTTTTCCTCCAGCTTATTCGCGAGAAGCATATTGTCTTTTATTTTGTCTATACTGAACAACGCTTTTGATTGTTTCTCTCCAATTTTTCCGGGCTTTCTATCGCTTGGTTGCGGTGTGCTAACCCCAGCGGGTCTACCTACCGGGCCTCCTCGCTGAGGCGGCATCGCGAGTTTTGGAGCCTTCGCGGCCTCCTTCGCTTTCTCTTTGCCCATTTTCTCTTGAGACTTGATATTTTTATCAGCGAGGTCCATTGCTCCCTTTTGGTTTTTGTCTGCTATTTCTTTTTGGGTTTCTGGTCCTCCTAACAACGGCTCGTATAAACCCTTATCTCTGAGTTTTTTGTATTCCATTTGAGACTCTACAGACGAATCGGAATCGGGTAGTCTATTATCTGAAATAGCCAACATACCTTCTTCTGGGGTAAGCACGCCAAGCTCAATTAGTCTGCTATATATTCTTTGCATGTTGTAGTCCTGTTTGAGCGGCGTATCTTCGAAATGAGCTTGTGGAAACTTCCTGAAGCCCATAAGTTTTGATATCCTTTTAATTTCGGGCATCAAGAAGTCTTTCATGAAAGATTGTCTGGCCTGTTTTAGCCTCGCCATAAAGACTTCTGTCTTAGTTTGCTGATTAGCATACTTTTCTCCACCTACTAAAATATTATTTAGTCCGATATTTATATCTCTTTCCACTACTTCGTATTTTTCCGGAGAAAGCAAGGTCCCAATTTGCGGGATGACAAATTCAGCTTTCGTAGTATAATCCGAAACTAAAACTCTCCCTATCGACTCGTTGATGAAAAGAGACTGCATGCGCTCAAGATTTTTTTGGTTAACTCCGCCTTTGTCTGGCTCATTGCCCATTGTAATTAAAAGTATAGCTTGCTGCATGGTTCTGGTGATTGCCATGTCCATTTTTCTCATTTCAGCTTTGCAGTTTATCGCTTCGAGAACAGGCCAACCCATTGGGATCGCCAAGGGCTCGTAATCCTGTTTCTTGTAAAAAATAGCTAGAGTTTTGTCTTTGTCCAAGGGGAGCCTTATCGCATGATTCCCGGGCTTGCTAATTTGTTTTTTTATGTCTGGTGGAAGCGTCTTGTAGAGTTCCTTGTCTTCCTCTGTTCTGGGTGATCTTAACCTTTCTATTTCATAATCAGAAAGAAGCTTGTAATAATCATTCCTTACGAATGAAACGTTTCCGCCTGATTCAATACTTACGGGATTAAGTATAACGTACCTTATTGGTAACAGGAGATCTTGAGCTTTGCTTGAGAGGATTTTGGTTTTGAAAACTCTCGTGAGTTTGTTCACTTCGTTTATCGGTATCTTCCCGTCAAACCTATGTATAAATACATTACCAGATCTAAAGTACTCTCTGAAAAATTTATCCTGTAATCCCCATATATTAATCTTTTCCAAAAGCGCTTCAAAGAATTGTTTGGACTTTTTTGACCCTCCCGTAAAATAGATATTCTCGATGGAAAATTCAGTCATCAAGTCAATGGTGTTACGAAACACCGCAAAATTCCAATATGCTTTTTGACAGAGGACGCATGCCTCCCTAACGTCCATATTGGTATATTTTGCTATACCTTTGGAATAATTGAACGGAACCAGCCCGTTCTCTATGTTGGTGAACCTGTTAGTCCTTTCTATGGTTCCGGCAATGTTACGGCGGGATCTGGTTTTTTTCTCGGCGTTTACGTAAGCCCGAGACTCTTCCATTCCGGTCATTAGAGGTTCAACTTCTACGGTTTTCTTTGGTCTTGGCATATCAAAAAGAATTTACACGGTTTTTCTTGGTTTTTTTTGGATTATTGTATCATGAACGGAGTAAAGGTATCCTCGACTCCAATCATTTTAGCATTTTGTATATCATAATAGCACTTAATGCCCCAACATCCAAGCATTAAAGTTGTATAGTTATCTTTTCTGGCTTTATGCGCGGATGTGCTTTTCTTAAGGTGAAGGGGCAAGTCGAATGTTTGGGTTCCCTTCGCTGTGCTTTTTACCTCTACAAGAGCGCATTGTTTTTTTGTTTGATATATTAGGGCGTCTTGAGTTTCCACAAACTCTAATGTGTTTATTTCATTAACGTCCTTTAAGGGGAGCTTCTTAGATGTGTTCCTGTTGAACGCTGGGTCACACGCTGCTGCTCTCGACGCGAACCATACCTTCTTATGGTCTATGCATGTTTGGAGATGCTCATTCGCCTTTCTTATAAAGTCAGAAGTAAACACCTGTTTGAAGCATATATAATTGGCGGTCTTATTATACGCTCTGCCTGCTCTCGCGATTTCTTTTCTGTAATCTTCTCCGTCTTTGGCGCTATTGAATTCGAAAAAATTTATCTTAATTTTACTCTCTTTAAACATGGCGGATGCATTGGCGCTATCTATGAATTCTGCTCCTGCATTATCAATGATAACCATCTCTATATTAAAATGAGTTAAAATGTAATGAAGGTATTTTATATGGTCCGTCAAATTCCCACCAGCTACAGCGTAAGTATGGACCAGTGTGCCCTGCTGGGTTTTATCGTCTAGCTCCAGCACAGACATTGCAAAAAAGTCAGACGACGGACTGTTACTAAAACTTGGATCGATGCCCAATATGTATTTTGACCCCTTGGTTCCAAATAGTTGCGTGGTTGGCTCCTCCCCATCTGGAATTGTACATTCGTGCATTTTTCTGGCACTAAAATAACTATCGCTTCCGTCGGTAAACGTAGCGCAATACTCGCGCAAGAAAGAACTATGGCTCTGTCCCCCGCCTTGAGCTTCCTCAATAATAATTGGGTCGATCATTTCCTCCGGGAGAGATTCGTATCCCATTTGGGAAATAAAATATTTTGCGTCCCCAACCTTTTCTGGCGTGGTTATTTTCTCCATCCATTCTTTGTATGTTTTGTATAGATTTTCAAATGTATAACTGGCTGAGGAAAGGGCAACCATCTTTGATGTGTTTTCAAAAGCCATTCTGTCTTCTTCTTTCATGGCTCCCTTCTTGATTAGATTGTCTTCCATTTCCCTGATCTCTAGTCGCTCTTTAATATTTTGTGGTGCAACCAAGAACGGCATAAGGACGTTAGATATGATATCTTCTGGAATGAGGAGATACTCGTCTAGCACTAGGACGTTTGCCCTGAAACCACGAATCTTTTCTCCGTTGAGCGGGATGGCTGTTATGGTTCCTCCGTTTATCTTCCATTCATACTGATCGTTTCTTTTGATCTTCGCGCCAAAGGCTTGCGCTAGGAGTTCGGCACCTTCTGATTCTACTATGGTTTCCAGATTGTTAAATATAAACCTAGCGGTTCTAAAGGTCGGCCCGGCTATTAAAATTTTTGTCCTTGGCTCAAAGATGCACTGCAAAAAACAAAATACACTTGCGATGAAAGTCTTACCACAACCACGACCCCACACGCACATAGAAAAGTTCCTATTCATTAAGGCCTTTAAGGTCACCTCCTGATAGGGCGCTAGCTTTATACCTGAAATAAGCTCCGTTGTAAGGCCTAGGTTGCTCCTTAGGAATTTAGCTAGGGTAATTTTTGCCTCCTCGTCGTCTAGCCCACCTTTTAGCTTAAGGAATTCGGCGTTAATGTCCGTCAGCGGCTTTTCATTATATTTGTCTGGTGAGTACCACATTATAGTATCTTTAAGTCGTAAGCGTACTGTAGGTCTATGTCTTTATAAACACACCCACATGTAAAAATTCTTTCTATAACTCTGGAAGCTTCTACTCTTCCATTTACAAATAAAAATTGGATATGCGGATATTTCTGTATTAAACTCCTTACTCTATGAAATATGAACTCGGGGGTTGCTTTTATTTTTTTTGATATATGTGGCAAGTATGGAAAACTCATAGCGTGAGTTAAGCTGTCTTCCACTAGAACCACAAGATATGCTTCTGCATCTTCTGCTCTTTTTATTTCGTTTATGAATCTCTCGTATCCCCCGCTCATGGTACCTATAAAGTCAGATAGCATTTTTCTTTCTATGTAACAATTGCATGTCGCTATTTTGCTGCTGAACGCATAGTCTCCGAAATCCAATTTTCTCACTTCGATGCCTCTCTCAAATTTAAGTGGTATACGCTCACGGGTATCTACGAATATTTTATATTCTGGCTTGTTATACTCGTAACCACTTACCATGTCGCTAAAGCGGCCATGCTTATTCTTGAACCCTAGGCCAGAACACAGCCTATAGTAATCCCCGAATAATTCATTATAGTATTGCATGGGTGGACTTATTACCGTTCTAAGTTCCACTTGAGACGGGGTGTATATAAGGTCTCGTTTTTCTTTTCTTTTTGTAAGTACGTCTTTACAGTATTCTTTTGCTTCGTCTTCGCTTATGCTCTTGAGCCACATTCTAAGGTTAGTGCGGGTATTAAATTCGGTAGTGAGGTATTGCTCTTTGTTTTTGAATTTTATTATTTTGCCGTCGTGTTTATCATAGCGGGGGGAGTACTTTTGGTAATACTCTACCATGCGCAATCCATGAGCCTTTAGGTGCCCATGTAATTGCCTGTCGTTTTCGAATTCTTTTTCACAGACCTTACAGTTAACCATTGAGTATTTCGTCCTCCGTAATTCCCATTATTCTAGCTTTGACCTCATCTATGGATGACAGCTTTTCGATTTCTTTTTTTACGACCTTTTTCCTTTTCTCTGCTAGTTGGATAAGCTTTTCCCTGCTCTCTTCCTCTTTCCACATTTGTACCAAATTTAAGATGCTGGCATTCTGTTTGACGAGCTTACTCAGTCTGTCGCTCCTTTTGACCTTTAAATCGTTTAATAGTTTTTGCTGTCTCGTGACGCATTGGTTGTACTCAGAGCGGGCCGTATTGCTCGCCTCGACCAAGGACATTGGAACTTTCCCTCCATTTGTCACTTCTTGGTCGATTTGCATTTGAAGCATCTGAATAGTTTCTTGGATGGTGGACGATATAACGACCTCGGTACATAGGACAATATATTGATCAACTTCTTCTTGCGTTAGGTCCGCCTTGTCATGGGTGTACCTTACGAAACTGCTCTCGAATAATTCTCTGTCTTGATCGGATTGATACGTGTTGATTTGATGGCCAAATCTATATGTATTCATATATCCAGTTACCGAGTCTAGCTCTTTTGTCTGCTGGTGGGTAACTTTGTCCTTGTCTATCTTTACATGTATGTATTTGTTTACTACTAATAGTGTTGCATAAAAAGTTTTAGGAGGCTTATAATATTCTATGGTATAATCCCTATCGGGCTCAGAATATACTTTTACGTCTGCGGTCTTTAAAAATTCAGTTACGGTTCTGAACTCTTGACTCAATGTTGTCAAACTGTCACTATCAAAAATGTTCTTTGTGAGTTCTAACGGCTTAAGTAGTGAAGCGTTGTTCTCAAGGTATTCTTTTTGGTCCACAGTTAGCTCTAGGAGCCCTTTTGCCTTATATTGGTGTGATCCCCTTGCCTTCAGTTCTCTGCTCGCTAGAAAGGCTTTTACGGCCCTTCCCTCTTTACTTCTACCATCTACATTTTCCACGTCTGGGAACGCTATCGTCGTCAATTCCATTAGCGACGGCGGATTATCCGGCCTGCTATTCCATGCCTCCAGAATGTCCTGTTCTTGCTTCGGGGTAAGTTGGATTTCGTTACTCATCAGATTCCTCAGGTTCCTGAGCGGGGGGTTGTTTTTCGGCGATTAAATTACAGTCGCTTCCGTGGTCGTAGAGAACATAGTACCCGCAACTATTAAAATAGCCGATAAGGCTTCTGAGTCTGTTTCCTTGGGTAAGCATTCCGTCAGCGTGAAGATGCTCGAAACAAACCTGCTTGAGAGAAGGATACCGCAATAAATCAATACTAAACAGGTTCAGCATATCGTACCCCTCCGTATCTATGATTAAATGAGTTATGTCTGGTACTTCTCCCATTAATTTCTCTAAAGAAATCGTATCCACCTCATATTGAAATAGTTCCCCCACTTGCGCGTGTGCGGCAGTGAAGTCTGGGTCAATTGATGAGAATGGAGAACCCCTGTCTTCGTTGGGGACATGAAATGAGATCTGCTTACCACCAATTTCTATTGGAATGACCGCGGCAAACTTAAAATCACAAAATGAAAAATCCTTGTATTTTTCCCTCGCCTTTTCTAGTGCCCATGGGTTCGCATCGACGAGCATGCATGAATCCATCTCTAATGCGTTTTCCTCTACGAAGGTAAAAACTGGATCATCACCGTCGTTTGTTCCTATCTGGAGAAGCTTGAGACCCTCAGGGCTTTCTTCTTCATGTGGCAATCTCGTTTTGAGATGCGTGCTATTTTCTTTTGTCTTACTCATGGGTTCTTCCTTTTTATCTCCTGTAGTCTTAAAGCTCATAGTATATCTACGTCTCCTTCATATATTAGTCCTTTCGCTTTTTTTAGTATGGATTTTTTTATGTTTTTAAGTTGCTTGTACCCCGGGGATCTATTTTTTTCAGACGTCTTATACCCCATTGCCTTTGCGACTTTCTCTTCGTCCATGTTTTGCACATATAATTTTTCATAGACAGCCCACTCTGATGGTTTTAATATTTTCTTCATTTTTTTATGAAGTTTTACCGCAGACTTTTCAATATCTACATAGTCGGATGACATACTGAACACTTCTTGGGAATGATTTTCTAATGATACTGGCAGCTTTGTGTCGTGTGCTCTTTTTTTACTTTTTTCCCAGTTGGCGTATAGTGGGCATGTATTACATTGTTTTTGGTATATAGTACATAAGTCCTCACCCTCAGCAGCGGCACACTTTAAACATGGTCTGGAGAAGTTTCCATAGTTGTTTCTTATTAGGTTTTTTATTTGGTTGGAGATTATTCTGTTTAGCCAAGGACTGAGGGGTTTTTCCGGATCATATAGGTGCCATTTTTTATATATATGGATTCTTATAATTTGAGAAACATCATCAAAATCCATCCAACTTAGAATGGTAAGATTCCACTTACCCTTCCTTTTTTGGATTTCGGTGTTGATGTCTGAGATTACGTCCTCAAAGCGAGGACGCTTCGCTTGCGTTTTTTTCGAATTAGCCATCCTTAGTGTGGTCCGGTCTTAGCGTGCCTGCTTCACGCTTGAACTCTTCCATGGCTTCTTCTGCGGTCCTTTCGGGTGCTTCATAATTTGGGTCATCTTGGGGCGCTTCTTCTTGTCGCGATGCGTCTTGAAAGATTGAGCCTAAGGTAACCTTTGGGGAAGCCTCATCACTAATAATTTCAAAATCTAATTTATTAATTTTAGGGATGGGTCCCTCAGAGGGCTTGCCGCCCTCTGCGTCGTCATCGAGTTCGAGTTCGGATGCCTGAGCGGTTGATCCTGCAAAAGGCGTACCGCACTTCATGCAGAAGTTCGGCTTCTCCGAAGTGTACGCAACCCCGTTTCCGCATTTGGTACAGTAAATTTTCATAACTATTCAAATTATAATAATTAGCTGGGGCAAAAAACCCCACAATATTTAAACAAATATAGAAACCGTTGGTTTTTAAAAAAGTGTAAATAATAACGAAGGGTTGTAGTAGATCAATGCCAAAACTTATCCGGTTAGGAATATTGATTAACAAACCAAGTGGATCACGATTGCTGTAACCAACCTTTACGAAGGCTAACTGTCACTATGCTAGTCCATTATCTTCACGGTGCTTTGAATTTATTCCGTAATAGTGAGCATCCTGCCAAGGACATGGCATATCCTTACCTTTCATCTTGGCCATCCATTGCTTCTTCCCCGCGTCGGGGTATCTGTTCAAGAAATGTTGAAGTTCGTCACTCGCTTCATGATCAGTCATGATAAGACTCTCACTGGTTCCGTCACCGTAGCTAAATTCTACTTTAACCATCTTTATTCCTCCATAATTTATAGAAAGCCGCTTGAGCAACTTTCAGTTGAGAAAACCAATTTATTCTGTGTTTGTATTCTTAAGTTTTTTTACTACGTATTTCACTAACTCTGATCTCATAATATCATCCTCAGTAAATTCAAATGTATGTATACCCATATCCTTACTCTCTTCATCAGAAAAAGTATTAAACATCTTCTGAAAGCCGCCGGTGGAGCGCCTTAAATCTGTCTGCATGGGGTCGGCCAACACGAAGCAGCGGCAATTCTTACCCATCCTTGTTAAGACCGTCGTTATTTCCTGCTCAGTTGAGTTTTGAGCCTCGTCCATGATGATTACCTTGTCTGGCCAGTGTAGTCCACGAGCAAAATTGATAGGAAACATAGAAACCCGCCCAGTTTCCTCTAGTTTTGTCACTTTAGTACCTATTAGAAGCTCATCCAGCTTATCAATGAAAGGCAAATTATAAAATCTTAATTTATCATCCGCTGATCCGGGTAAAAATCCTAGGTGAGAGTCGGAAGATTCGACAGCAGACCTCAGATAGCAAATTTCTGAAGCAGCATGCATGTTTAAAAGCTGAAGACCGCAATAAGTGGCGAGTAAAGTCTTACTTGTGCCCGCAGGACCATCAACAAATACTATTCTAGTAGATGGATTGAGCGCAACTTTAAAGAATTCCTTTTGTTTGTCTGTCCAAGGGAATTGTCTTAATTTGATTTGCCCTTTTAGTGGATTACGAATCGGCGGAGGGCCGGGTGGTGTCATGGAGTCTTCTAATTGACCTTTTTGTTCCCCATCGACCTGTTTCAGTTTTTTACGAGGCATAGCTACTCGTAATTACACAAAATAAAAGATTTATCCAGAAAGCAGATTTTTTAAGTCAGGCAACTCAACTCCCAACGCCTCCGCTTGTTCTTGGGTTATTTTCTTCTGTACTTTTTCGTATCCCTCAGGTAACCCTTTGAATTCTGCTATAATAATTTGTTCTAATACGTTTTTTATAGTTTCGTCTTCTATATGTAAGCCGGAAGCTCCAAGGCGATTCAAATCTTGCCAAACTTGAAGAATAATATCAAGCTCTGAGACCTTTTCGCCCTGACTATTGAACAATTCTTTAGAATCATTCACATGTAATGTATAATCTTTCATTTTTCTTCCTCCGTGTATGGTGTCATGAGTTTTAACCAGTCCCTCAAGACCCCTACGTTTCTATCTTTGAAGGTCTCTATGACGAATCCACCCTTCTCGAAGTGTTTATCTAGTGTCTCGATGAGTTTAGCTTCCTTAATGACGTCGTCTTCCGTTTTGACTTCCACAAGGAAGGCTTTATTCTTCATTACGAGATTCTTTTCCATTATAAATGAGGCGTTATGAGTTGGGACTGAGTTTCCGCCGCGTCTCGCTGACGAATTAACTCCTGTCTTAGCTCACTCGCTTTCCCCACAAGGAATTTTCTGTCTTCTGGGTCATCAATTTTGTTTGCTTCGCCCCAAGGGATCTGTAACAGGGTCATTAATAGCCAATTTTCTTCTTGTTTACTCATCGTTTTTTCTGTTTCCATTTTTTAATTCTTTCTTTAACCATTTTATCATTTTTTTACGATTTTTCAAACATTTTTTTGGCATTCTTTCGTGAAGCTCAGGCAAAATAACTAAACATATATAAAAAAGCACCAAAATCTTAATATCGGGGTCCAAATTTGGATCATCAAGTAGGTTAAGTTTCTTCTTTTTCTTTTTCTTCTGTTTCTGCGCTGAGATTGATAGGTGATTCATTGTCTTCAAGCAGTTTTAATGTCGCGGAGGGTCTATATGTATACAGTAAGCGTCCTAGATCATTAATTACACCGTTGAGGATCTCATATTCTCTTTTGTCTTGACTATTTTTTACCTGTTCCCGGTATTTCTTAATCAAACGTATGAGCAAATCTTCCATTTTTAAAATAAGACTGGGTGCCGGTTAGCTACTCCGGTCCTCCTACTGCAGAAGGCATGCAAGCTCACACTACACCCAGCCTCTTAAATTGGTGGAGGCGGTGGGAGTCGAACCCACGTCTTTAAAACCGTCAACAAGATATACTACAAGCTTAGTCGGTGATGTACTCGTTAGGCGACCACCGACAGACTGACTAACGAGTTTTGAGCCGCCTTTTATACTAGTGCTGCACATTCCCTAGTTTTTTGCTCGCTGTCGTCGCCCTAGCCCCTTAACGAGCATCCAGAGTAGGACGTGACGGCTTATGCCGCCATTTGGAGGGCTTCCTCCTCAACGTAACCGAACTTGGCGAGAATCTCGTCAGCCTCGGCTACAGAAAGAGCCATCTCCATGTCAATGTCATCATTGGCATATATGTTTTTGATAGATGTTTTAAGAGGCCAACCATCATCCTCTACTTGCAATCTGGCGTAAGGAATCAAATCGAAACCAGTACGCCCCCTTGTTATATATTACAACACTATAAATGAAAAGGCCAGAAAAAACGAAAGAGCCCGGGGGTTTTTTTGAATTGACTTTTATTTATTATTAATTATTGCTGCAAATTAATAGATTATATATTAATAGCGAGGAGATTCCCGGGGAGACTGAAGAGACCCCCCGCCCCTACGTCAGTCAAGAAAAACTTATTGACAATTTCGAGTATTAGGGGGTGGGGAGGGGGTGGCCCTAATCCCTGCAACGGATGTCGTTGCCCTCGTTGTCATCGTACCATCCGACAACAGCCGAACCATCAGAGTCACGCACTACCTCTTTGCCGCAGTAATACTCACGGTGGAGGGTGTTGTTTGAAAAGCTGCAAGGCTCGCCATCCATAAAGGATTTGTGCGATGGTGATTTTGCGGGTGTGGTGTAAACACGCAAGTCATCCAAGAAGTCTTGCACTTCATCGACGTCTGCATAATGGCAGTCCTCGAATTTCACAAGGTCGCCATAACCTAGACCGTCGAAAGTCTCAAGCCAAACGCCTTGGCAAGATACGATGTGAACCAAGCGGCAAGGCTGCCCAGTGTTTGCGTTGATGTAGATAGCCCCGATGATGAGGTTGTTAGCTTTGTTAGTTTTATCATTCATAATTTTCATGCGTTCAGTATATCACAGTAGGTGGGACATCCGTAGTCCTACCATTAAACTTTTTTATCTTTCCATGCTCTCCTCATAAGTGAGCACCCTAGTGCCTTTGCTACCTTTGTCGTCTGCGTGGTTGTGGCTCCACACCGTTTCTTTCTCTGTACCGTCTGCGCTTACGCAGCAAATCTCAATGCCGCCAGAGGTTAACCCAGCCTTGCGGCCATGATACATTAGCTCACCCGCGTCAATCAGCATCTTGTTGAGTGAGTCACGGCACACCACAAGGGAGTTGCACCTGTCGCCCAAGTACCAGAGTTCGTAGGTTCGTTTGCTTTCTTCTTTCATAATCATGCGTACAGTATACCATACGAGGTGAGACATCCGCTGTCCTACCAAAAAGAAAAATAAAAAAAAATAAGCTTGACAAAAAATCGGGGGCCCCATTTTTGGGGCAAGTAAAACTTACTGACACAGAACGTCGATTGCGTCAATAAGCTGGAAGCCATAGTCAAGCACAATCGCAACAAACATAATCGTCACAGCGAACTTGACCATTGGCATCATCAGTTCATCGGCAAACGCTTTGTTGAATTCGTCGTTGATGTCTTGAATTTTTCCGATAATGGGTAGGTTGTTTTTCTTCATAATTTTTTTAGTTAGTTAGTATTAAAATAATTCCAATAAATATTCCGTAAAGGCAGCGCGGGTCAATGTTCATAGGCTGTGATTCTCTAGCCCGTACATGGTTTCGACCTTGGGAGTGCCGTCAGAGCATAGCCCGCAAGCGTTATAAAAACGCCCCTTGTCAAAGCGCGGGTTGTCCTTGGCGAACTTGGCAGCGGCCAAGATGGCGAGGTGTTGAGGTGCAACGCCCTTGTTGGCGGCGTCGATTAGTGAGGCAACAAATTCGAAATGTTGTTTAGTCATAATTTTTTAAGTGATAGGATTAGAGTTGATTGTGAGGCAGAACGCTGTTGGCGTCAGGGCCGAGACTTTGCTCGGTCTTGGCGAACTGTTGACGCTCTTGGATTTCACCAACGAGGGTGACGTCTAGGAACACATCTCCCACGCCGTCGAGGTCGATGTCTAGGGTGCGACCATCGGGCATGATTTTGTTCACGATGCCAGTGCGGCCAGTGAAACGCGAGAGGTGAGAGGTGACAACCACTTGCTGATTCAGCAGCAGTTGAGCTTCGGTGATGTTTTTCGTATCTTTCATTGTTAAAATTGTCTCATAAAATAGCCCAAAAGTCGATAAAAACTTATTCACAATCCTCACAGGCAAATTCAATCTGTAAGCTCGGCGCGTTAATGAACTCACCGCGTACCATCGCGTGGACGATGCGCGCAGCGTGGTCTTCGTCGCGAGCCTTCACGAACTCGGTGCGGGTGTCGGCCTCAGTGCTGAGGACTGTTACTTTGTAGATTGCTTCCTTAATCATCATGCGTACAGTATAGCACAGAGGGTGGGACATCCGCTGACCCACCTAAAAAAAAGTATTCACAGACAATTCACAAAAATCCTTGACATTGTGAATAACTCCGGGGGCCCCATTTTTGCGTCAAGCATTACTTACTCACCGCCCATGTAATACGGGTCTGCTTCAAAGTCTGCTTTGTTAGATGCTTGCGCTACGGTCAACCCATCCTCTAGGTAACTCATCAGCCCTTGCTTCTCAATGAAGTGTTCTTCTAACTCATCGAAATGAGGCCCACCCGTGCCCATGTCGTTGGCATACTGCAATGCCCGAAATAGGCTCACGGCCTCGTTAAAGGTCGCGCAAGTTTTCGCTGCGCCCATGTTTTGCTCCCATGTGGTAGCTACTACGTTTTGCTTTTTACCGTTTTTTATCATACTAAAATAATGCTTTAAGGATTGCTTCAATGGTGATTGCGATAATAACTACCGCACCGAATACGGGGAAGATGCATAGCGTAAAAAATCCGCTTAACTGCAACATCTCTCTTGTGTCTCTTTTCATAATCTTAATAAATATCAATCTCGTTTTCTGTTAGCTCAAAATCTTGCCCATCTTCATCAATCGCAATGATGGTGTCAAATTCTGTAATCTCATCAACTATCATTAGTTGCATACCAAAGCGAATCTCATCGCCTACCTTTAATGTCTTGTTTTCTATTGTCATAATCTTTTAGCTGTAAACTTCGTAATCTTCGTCGTAAGCAAATGCGTGAGTTGCTTCAGTGTAAGCAGCAACTTCATCGGTTACGGTGGTGTTGCTAATGTAGCCAAAGCGGCAAAGGTTGCGAGCAACCCATTCAGCTTGGTGAGAGTCAATCGCCTCTAGCACTATGTTGATATAACGAGAGCCAGCAAATGCTGTCGTAAACTCTACGTTGTAAGTTTTCATTTTGTTTTTCATATTCTTCATGCGTCTAGTATAGCATACAGGGTGGGACATCTGTAGTCCTACCTACATCTTTCTATATCTTTTTCTCTGCGTAAATCTTCCTCTTCCTCATGGGTGAACAGGCGGCCCGCTTCTACGTTGGCAATCTTTAAGCCAATCTTGCTGCCAAAGAAATTGGCCCGCACATCAGCGATGGATGCGCCAGTAGCGGCCCAGCGTGTGCCGTTTGCGGTGGTTACGATAAAGTCTTTTATGTCTTTCATTGTTATAATATAACACAAAAAACCCTGTTTGTCAATGGCATAGTTATACAAAGTATTCACAAAATAAGCTTGCATTGTGAATAACTTCGGGGGCCCGCCCAAGCCGTCAAGCTAAAGTTATCCACAGGCCTACCAGTCTGGGTACTCATGGGCGTCATGCCATGCGTCATCCGCATAGCTGCCATAGCCATCGTCCATGCTGCCACCACAGCACCCGCAGCAAGGCGCATCCTCACACTGGCCCGTGACCTCCTTATGGGAGGGCTGGGGCTGGGCCTGCTGGGCCTCATGCTCCATCTGGGCCTCGACGTCAGGGGTGATGGCCTCCTCGCAGGAAACCCGAATCATGTCATGTAGTTCGTTCATCATTTAAAAATTATATCAGACTGGCTAAAAAGCGCAATTAAAAGTTATTCACACACGCTGCGGGAATGGTTTAGACTCATGCCCACACGCGTCCATGGGGTCAAGATGGGCCTTGCCATCGATGCACTCACGTTGCCACGCGTGCAGATTAGACACACACCATCCCGCGCTCCGAAAATCACCGTCCTCATCGACGGGCCAAAAAATTCTAGATGACCCCATTGGGCTGGTGGCCTGAATCTCATCGATGGGCAACCATCCCAACCACCCATGCCCACCGCGCAAACAAACACGCTCCGCGACGGAATTATGGCCCGTAAGCTCGCGGGTCACATCTTCAAAAATTGGCCCATGCTCGCGGATGCGGTTGCGGGTGCGGCGGGTGGCGTTAGAGGCTGCTGTCAATTTCAGTTTCATTAGGGATAATATAACACGAAAAAACGCATCTGTCAACCCTAAACTTACTCACACGTTATTCACGAAAAAAAAGCTTGACTGTGAATAACTCGGCGGG